TCCGCGATATGGCTCAATGCGAGGAACGCGGAACACACCGTCGTGCCCGTCATGGAGGCAACGAAAACCGAAGAAGCGTCCCGAAAGATAGGCGAATCCATAACAGAGGCGCAGCAGAGAAAGAACAAATTGCCGGAGGTGGTGAAGAATGCGAAGAATAACGTCATGCGCGATGTTGCTGGCGTTGATGATGCTTGTATCGCTGATCGCTGGAACGGCCTCCTGGGGCGATACCGGGAGCATAGAACTCCGGCCGGCGGGATATGAACTGACCGCACCGGCCTATGTCGTGCCGGTCCGCGACGGGCGCGACACGGTCGAGCTTATAGAAACGCAGGCGGCGGAGCTGAGCGCGTTGCGCGAGTACCTTGCCGCGCAGAACGCGAGCCTCGAGCGGGTAGCGGCTGAGTTCGAAACGCTGGAGACCGCCGTAACGGATGAGCGTAAAGCGTGGCAGAGCGAAGTCGAGAAGCTCGCGCAGCGCAACGAGCGCCTTAGCTCGCCGTGGTCGATTGGCTTCTTCGGTGGATATGACCCGTTCAGAGACGAGGCTGTCTGCGGGGTTGGGGTGACGTATGCGGTTATACGGTTCTGATACGGTCAGGTAGACGAGCGGTAGACGAAAAAGAAAAAGGACTTTCGGAAAATCCCGAAAGTCCTGTATTTCCAATGGTGGGCGATATTGGTATTGAATAAATTGCGCGAAGCCTTGATATAGCTTGATTGAACCATGCTATGTATTCTATCTGTTAACGTATTTTGATACGGTCTCAACGTTGTTATAGGGCTAGAGAATTATTTCTCTCGGAATCTCTCTCATTGCCTTGTTTTTATTATATCAGGGATATTATTTTCTCGCCCTTCGTAATCTCATAGTATAATAATTCTTGTGAAGGGCCCGGGCAGTACAGCCGGGACTGCCGAGCAACGGGAACCCCCGGCGGTAAGGGGGCGAACGGAATGGCGAAGAACGAAAAAGACCGCTCACTTTTTGAGTGGACGGTCTTAATCGTAAAACTGCTGACGGCGTTCGCAGCGCTCGTCGCAGCAATCGCGGAATTACTCCGCTACGCCGGTATGTGACTTGGCCTTAGATGTCTAGGCTGAGCTCACACCTCAGCTCTAGGCAGGCCGAGAGAGATGTTTTCCCGCTCTACCCTTTCGGCGGGTTCTCTCTTCTCTGTCATTATACAGTATTTTGAGCGCTTTTTCTTGCGAAATTTTTGAGTAATGCGGCATAACGTAACATTGTTGCTATTTCTTATTGTCTATCATTGTCTGGATTAAATATCCGGCGCAAGTCCCCATTGCGAAAACTACTTCCCATAGAATTAACCTTAGATAATCTATTGTCCTCAAGTCGACATTTCCCCATTGATTAGAGTGGAGCATCTCTGGTATAAATAACGGGTGATACCCTGTAAACACATAAATTTTAGGGTTTGTATCTACCAACCGATTCCACGGCGTAAGACAAAGGCAAAATACAATCGAAACACATAAAAAAGCCAATATCCAGCGGCGAGCAAGAATATCTTTTTTCATCTTAATATCCTCAGTTTTTTCATGCTCAACCTGCCACGCCGCACGCCGCGCCATATACTCGTCCCACGTCTCGTTTTCACCGGGCGTCGGCTCGTTGTCAGCAATTCCAAATGGCATGAATATCGCCCACTCTCCTTAAAATTACCACGGTTTTTCTAGCCCAATTTCATCAAAAATACTTGGTGTTTGCTCATATATCTTTATTATTTCCTGTGCCTTTTTTAAAGCGTTATCGTCTACTATACACAGCCATATTATTCCCTCAAGGTCTGTCGGGTAAACGTATGGCGGAGCACAGCTTATCCATCCCAATTCACCTAGCGTGTTTTGCGCAAGTATATTCTCTCGGTTGTCATATAAAGTACTTGCGATAATGCGTATCCGTGACTGTTTCTTGTTGGCGGCATACAGCGATAAGCGCATTGTACTGCCGTCACTTTCTCGGATTTCCCTTACCCAGCCTGTCTTGAATTCGCCATTGTCCTTAATAGAGGGAATGTGCAGTAAAATACTTGTCTCATCATCGGTATTTTTGGCAATTTCCAAATATCCGTTATCAGAGAGCGCCGGAGCACTATTGAATAGCGTCTCGTCCGCCGCTATAGCCGCACTGGAAAAAATCAGGAAGAGCAATAGAGTGACAAGAGCATTCTTAATAGACAAGATAATTCATCCTATATCACCGGCTTCGGCTTTCTTGTCGTGTCTATTTTGAGCACGCGACCGTAGACCAAAAAGAAGTCGTCTTCTTTGATTTTGATGTCCGGGTATTCTTTGTTGGTAGAGCGAAGAATGGGCGGCCTGCCGAAGCCGTCGCTTATCAAGCCTTTGACCAAAAGCAGGCCGTTATGGCAGACGACGTATATATTGCCGCTCACCCAATCGGGATCGTGATTGAAGATTACGACATCGCCGTCGTGTATCTGTGGCTCCATGCTATCACCCTCGACCGTGATGCAGGTAAGGTCGTCGTCGTCGTAGAGCGCGGAGAGCGGGCCGTCGAATACCGGATAGCGGTCAATGACATTCCACTCTATATCTTCGTAGGCGTTGCCCGTGCCAGCCGAAACCTTAACCTCGGTCGAGATACGCGGAATCATAAGCAGTTTGTCGCTGTGGATCACCTTGCCGCCGTTGGCGGGGATTTTGATTGTGTTGTCAGTGGGGTTATTGGAATCTGTTTCCCCCATCAGATAGGCAACGGTTGTGTGTAAAATTTGAGCGATTTTAGCTATCGTCTCAAGGTCTGGTTCGCGTGTACCGCTTTCCCAACGGGACACAGTATTACTGCCAACCGCAAGTCGTTGTGCAAGCTCTACGGTAGTCAGGCCATTGTGTGTGCGTACTTCCTTTAAGCGTTCAGCAAAAATCTTCATATACTCATTATCCCACAACGGGATAAAAACGAAAGGAACGAATTGGGAAATGTATATCCCATTTTGGTATATATAGGCGCATAGACCTATTGATTAAATCCCAAATAGGGAATATATTTATCCCAGATGGGAGGTGAAGAGGTGTTTTTAAGAGAAATACGAGAAGGATGTGGGCTTAGCATGGGAGATGTTGCTGCCGAAATGGGAGTTGTCGAACATACAATCTCAAGGTGGGAAACAGGTGCTCGTATGCCAGATATTAACGCTCTTAAACGTCTTTCTGAAATATACAACTGTTCCATTGATGAATTAGTTAATGGCCCCGAAAACCCTCTTCCGTCCCGGAAGGTGGCGAGGCGGAAGAGCCCGCGGGGGTCCGGGAGGAAGAGAGCAGAAGCGCAACTCGCACTATAAAGCTCGAACTTGTTATCAGACATTCAGTTGAAGGAAAGGAGGTTGTTCAGATGGCATCATCATCACGTTCATGTAATGAAATCACGGTCAAGGCCGTTATCGCCGATGGCGACGTGACCGATTTCGAGTTTACGCCGAGAGTTCGCAAGGACATCACCGCCGAGGAGTTGTCCGCTCTTTTCGACGAGGCGAAGGCTCGCGTATGGGGATTTTTGCAGCCGGTAAAGGGGTAGCCGCTTCATAGCGCACCCCTTACCGGCTTTTGTTTTTTGCACCACCGCACCTTGAAAAAGAAATAGAGGAGATTGGCAATGTCAACTGTAAAAGTTTGCGACCACTGTGGGGCGACGAACAGGGACACAGGGGACAATTTTCCCGTTAACAGCGTGAGCCTCAGTGCACAACTGACGCTTTACGACGGACCTATAGGAGATTTTGTGGACATATCCCGTAAAGATTTGCACTTGTGCCCTCAATGTCGCGCCGTATTGCTGGAATACATAAACGGGTTTTTCCGTCTGAAAGAGAAGGCGAGAGGGCTGCGTTTTCGAAACGCTCCATCGCCGCAGGATAAGGAGGATTCAGGTGAGCCGGAAGAAGAGTAAGCACATTCCCGACGCCTCGGAATCGAGCTGGATTATCAGCATCGCAGGCGTTGATTTTGTTTTTGAGAGTACGCAGAAGGGCTGCAACTGCACGCATTATCTGTTCCGCAGCCGGCGCGGTGGGTATCTGATGAGCTTCACGGACATCGACATGAAGCTCAAGGATTACGAGAAGAAGAGTATGCCTGTCTCGTGGACGCCGGGGCGTGAAGCGACGGAACGCTTGCGCGAGGCTGCGAGCGATATAGCCGCCGCTGAGGTCAAGCCGAAACGCAGCCCGAGGCTTCTTACGCGCGGCCGCCGTAGCCGCGCGGCTTCGGAATTGTTTGAGGAGTAAGGAGGTCGGGAGCATGTCAAAGGTAACGCTGTTTTACTGCGACTGCTGCGGGAAGGAGCTTCGCAAGCACGAAGGGGCCGAGGTGAATGTGCGGAGTCTACCGATATTAAGCACGTTCGGCCGCGCCAAGCTCGCGGAGGTAAGAGGTGTTGTATCTGACGACTTGGGGCGTTTTCAGCTTTGCGACGACTGCGCGCCTGTTTGGGATATGTGCCTGAAACGGGTGCAGGGCGATGTGGAAAGCCTCATGACGGACACGCGCAAGCTCGTGGGGGTAAAAGCCCATGAATGAGCTGATGCAGGCCGTCGCACAGAGCGATTTCTTTTATTACTGGGTGGCTCCGCATATCGGGGGCGTCAAAATCGCGTTCTTCGTGATGTTGTTCCTGATGATAGGCGCGCTCGCGGATTTCGCGCGCGAGGCCGATAGAGAGCAATGATGGAAGGAGGTGCAGAAGCAAGATGCGGAAGCTGAATGAGGAAGGGAGGTTTAGGCTTTGGGTTTTCTCCGGCATCGCGGCGTTTCTTCTGGGCGTGCTCGCGGCTACGGTAGTGCATAATCTCGCCGCCCCGGATGAGGCCGGAAGAGATTACCGCCCGACGGCGGTCGAGGAGGCGGTGCTGCGTGGGTAGTGAGAAAAAGAACCCCCTCAGCGGCAACTGAGGGGACGCACAGAGAAATATGAGACTCTAGCACTGTATCCAGATTATAGCACGTTTCAACTCACGTCCCGTAAACATTATAACGCAGAGAAAGAGAGGCAAAACGATGTCAGCAAGGACGGAAGCGGAGTTTGATTTTGAGATATGCAACCGCAAGATTCTGCCTATCGCGGAAGCTCTGGTAAAGAAATATGACGAACTGCACCACGTAGACCCGGCGAAGATTCTTTTCGTCACCAATTTCGCGTCTGCCGACGGCAAGAAGCAGATGAGTTTGGCAAAGACTTCGAAGATTCCACCGAAGTGGACGGAGATTCTTTTCCAGCTCGGCGGCGGCTCGTACTTCTACATGATTGAGTTCTACGCGAAGACGACGGCCTGTATGGACGAGGCGCAGATGGTGGCGCTGGTCTACCGCGAGCTTCGGCGTATCGGGCCGGAGGGCGAGATTTTGACGCCAGATATTCACGACTGGTGGCAGATGCTCATGGGGCTGGGGCGTAAGTGGTTTTACCCCGACCGCAGTTGCCCGAATCTGCTGGACGACGGCGTGGACTGGAAGAAGCTCATGGGCGCTCATTACGAGGAACCAAAAGATTAAGGAGGATGCAAGACAATGAGGAACAAGTTATTGCATGAAGAACTGTTGCAATTTTTTACGGTAAAGCCAGGGGATGCGTATGCGCTGAACGACGCAACGGCTCCGGGGGGTGTTGGGCAAATTAGCGATGCGCTCCGTGTGTTGAACTCTGCACTGTACTCACGTTCCTATTATGGCGTGGCAATTCCAGAATGTTGTTTCAATGAGCCTGAGATAGTTAAGTATGCCGCAGAAATGCTGTCCAACGGCATCGAGCGCGCGAAGGAACTGCTTGCGATACTCGAAAAGCATTACGGCGAAGTGGAGAAGAAGCCGCGCGGCGGAAGTTTCAGTTGCTGCGACCCGTGTGCTTGCGAGAGCGCGGCGCCTTGCTCTCCCCGGAGGCCACAGTAATGCAAGGGGCTGGCGCAGCCGAGGCGCGCGAGACGGCGCGCGTGATTCTTTTCAAGGACGGAGACGAAGACAAAGCGGTGAGCCTCGTTTGCGAAGGCGCAGCGGCGAAGTTCGTGCAGGAGATTTCCGACATGGTGCTGAGCGAGGCAGAGACCGACGCCGCGGGCGACTTTCTCTCCGGGGTTTATTACACCATGACAGCCGCGCCGAACGGCGAGAAGCAGATACGCGGGGTTGCGCACGGCGCTCATCTGGGGACGATGACGGCGCTGCTTGCTTCGGTGATAGCCGATTGCGCCGTCCGGCATTCCGGCGATCCGAAACGTTTTTGCGGCATCGTCTGCGATGCGGCGCTCGCTGCGGTCAGGAGCCGCCTTATGGAAGAACGGAGGTCGCCGGGCGGCGTTCTGCTCCCCGACAAAGAACTGCTCAAAGGCGGCGGCATGTAAGGAGGCGCGTCCGGCATGACTGACGTTTCTGTACGAGACTCGCTCAAGACCTTCATTTCGCGCGTCTCAAACGGCAAGGGGACGGACGGCGAGGTCGCAATTCTGCCGCAGGTGCTCGACTTTTACGGCACGCATTTCAGCACGCCGGAACCCGCCCACGCAGCCGCAGGGAACGAAGCCGCGCCGGACGACGGATTCTTCCCGCACGGCGAGGTACTTGTGAACGCTGCGCAAGCGGCTGAATTTCTGGGGCTTGGCGCGACGCATAAGTTCCCGAACAAAGCCGTTCTGCGGCTCGCAAATGAAGGCAGGCTCCATGCGCCCGTCCGGGTCGGCGACAAGTCGCCGCGCTGGCAGGCGCAGTGGATAAGGGATTACAAGAAACGGCTGCTAGAAGAAGGAGAGTAACGATGAGCGAAGAACGTTTTAGCGAGATATTCAACGAGTGCAAGCAAAAACTGGAAGAGAGCGGCGCGCATTTTCTGCTGTTGGCAGGAAAGGACGACGCTTTTGGCGGGCGGACTATTTGCCGCGCCGCCGGCGCCACGAGAGATGAGCTGACGGCACTTATCATCGCGCTAGTTAATGACGTACCGTCGATAAGAGGGTTCTTCCTGCCTAGCTTTGTCGAAATTTGCCGTCACGCGCCGGAAAGTGCAGGTGGCGACGGAGACATGGAAAAGATAGCAACGGCGCTTGCGTTGCGGTTAAAAGAGATGCTTCTTGATAAGGATATGCACGATGCGCCTGCTCGCGAGAGTGCGAAGTGACGGTATGTACTGCCGCATGGGGCGTTTCTCGGTCGTCTTTCTGCGGCACGCCGGCGCTTTTTGCTTCGAGCTGCGGCGCGGAATCCGAGTCCCGTTTGCGCAGCGGCTGTTTATCGACTTGTGGCGCGTCGGCACCTATTCAAGTTTATCAGATGGCGTGAGGGCGCTGTCGCTCGCGGAGTGGCGGGCGCAGCAACGCAATAGGAAGGAGTGAATTACATGGAGAGAGTGAGCACGCTTGGCATGTCGCGCGAGGATTGGCTTATCGCGCGAAAAGGGGGGATCGGCGGCTCAGACGCCGCGGCGGTGATGGGGCTGAACCCGTATAAAAGCCCGGTCGAGCTTTTCTTCGAGAAAGTTTCAGACGAGCCGCCGGAGGAGGAACAGAGCGAGGCGGCCTACTGGGGGACGGTACTGGAAGAGCCTATCGCGCGCCGCTATGCGGAGCTGCACCCCGAGGTGCGCGTGAGGAGAAACAATCATATCCTCATCCACCCGGAGCATAAGTTCTTGTTTGCGAACCTCGACCGCGAGGTGCATACGGACGACGGCGAGACCTATGGATTGGAAGTTAAGACTGCCTCTCTGAATAACGCGAAGAAATGGGAAGACGGCGACGTGCCTATATGGTACGCCTTGCAGTGTCAGCATTACATGAACGTCACGGGGTGGAAGAAATTTGTAATCGCGGCTCTAATCGGCGGCCAAACCTATGTCGAGCGCGAGATACCCCGTGACGACGACATTATAGCAAATCTGACGGCGGCGGAGGCTGACTTCTGGCGGGGCGTCGTTGACGGCAGACCGCCGCAGTGGGACGGGAGCAAGAGCGCATGGGACATTCTGCGCGAGCTGTACCCAAAGAGCGCGCCAGGCAAAGAGATAGAGCTTCCCCCTGCGCTTGGCGTGGATATTGCGATGTATCAGGCGCTAAACGATTCGATAAAGGCGGCGCGCGAGGCGCAGAAGAATACAGAGAAACAGCTCGACGCAGTGAAACAGAAGATTGCCGCAGCGATGGGCGATGCGGAGACAGGTGTGCTCGGCGAGTACAAGGTCTCATATAAGAGCGTTTTCGTCCCCGAGAAGGTTGTGCGCGCTTATTCATATCGCCGCATGACTATTAAGGAGTTCGCCGCGTGATGCTTAAGGGCGGCGTTACTTGTCAGAAGTGCGGCGCGAAGAAGAGCGTCGTCCGCTATTTCTCGTCCGGCGGCGCGATGGTGGTCGTCTGTGACGACTGCTGGCGCGCGATGAATAAGAACGAACGGCGCGAGTTTCTGCGGTCGTTCAGGAAAGAAGCAGAAACACAGGAGAACAAGGAGGCTGTAAGCGATGGGCGCTGATGCAGCGAACGCGGTGATAGACCGCCTTGCAGAAAAGGTTGACGTGCCGAGTGAGAAGCTGATGGAGTTGTTGCCGCACATGGGGGTAATCGACGTAATGTTTTTCGGAGTGGGAGCGACACTTATGTTGATAACATTGCTCGGAGCACTGCGGAACGTGCGCAACGACGTTTTGTGCATTCTTTACTTGATAACAAGTCTAATCGCGGGAGGACTCGCAATTGCGACAGCCCCCAGCGCGGTGCTATGGCTGTACAGCCCCGAAGCGTGGGCGCTCAATTATATGCTGAGTAAATTTTAAGGAGGAAATATAAATGCCGACTGTCAACGATAAAACAAAGGCCGCTATGGAAAGGGCTGCCGCTGTGCGCAAGCAGGCGACGCCCGCGGACATCATGTACATGAAGCTGAACAACCCCGACATATTGCAGAGCATTGAGAACGCGTTGCCCACGGCCATCAAGAAGGACGCGAAAAGGTTCTCACGCATACTCATGACGCTCGTTCGCCAGTCGCGCGGCCTTGCCGAGTGTGAGCTTTCCACCGTGCTCGGAGGCGCGCTTACCGGCGCCGCGCTGGGCCTCGACCCGACGCCTGGGTTGGACGAATTCTATCTTGTGCCGTTTAAGGACAAAACGGGGAAAAAGCTGGCGCAGTTTATCCTCGGTTACAAGGGAATGCAGCGCCTTGCCTATCAGGGCGGCTGTAAGAAGATAATCGCGCGCGAGGTCTGCAAACACGACGAGTTTGAAATCGTCTATGGCGACAGTGAGAGGCTCATACACAAGCCGCCGATCACAGGCGAGCGTGGCGAAGAAGTCGGTTACTACGTCATGGTGACGCTCCCTGACGGCGAGAAAACCTTCTATTACATCACAAAAGCCGACGCGAAAAAGCACGCGGAAAAGAAGAGCCGCGCCCATTCGTCCGGCCCGTGGCAGACTGACTTTGCAAGCATGGCAGAGAAGACGTGTATGAGAAAAATATTCAAGTGGCTGCCGAAATCTACGGATGCCGCCATTGCGATGAACAAGGACGACGGCGTTGTCTCCATAACGCCGGAAGATGCGAAGTCGAGCGACAGCGTACTTGAAGCGCAGGTCTCCCATGTCGTAGACGTCGACGCGGACATTGACGAAGCGCCGACCGATGCGGCTTCTGCGGAACCGGAAGCCGCAGACATGGCGGAACAGATGCCGGAAACGAGCAAAAAACCCTCGACCAAAGACGACCTTGCCACACTCGAGGAGCGTATGGACGAGATACTCGGCGGCGCGGGGCTTGACCTTACGGCGCGCGAGCGTGAACAGTTTATCGCTGAATCGCTGGACGTCGCAGAGTTGTCAGCCGGATGGCGCACAGCGACGAACGTCAAACGCGTAATCGCAGCCGCGGAAGCGCTGCTTCGGGCGCGCGAGGAAGCATAGCGGAGGGGGCGCATAAGCCCCCTTTGGCTGAGAAGCGCTGAAATGAACACTGATATACGGCTTTCCACGGATTTTTTTGCGAACGTAAAGGTCAAGAAGCTGAAAAAGCGTCTTGGCGCTGATGGAGTGTTGGCTCTTATCGCGCTGTGGGCGTACTGTGCGAAGATGTTCCCCGACGGCGAGCTCGGCAAACAGGCCGATGGCGACGTTGAGCTGATGGCGGACTGGGAGGGCGAAGACGGCGCGCTTGAAAGCGCGTTGATTGAGCTCGGCTTTCTCGATGTCCACGACGACGGGACGCTCGCCCTGCACGATTGGGCGGAGAATAATCCATACGTGGCGGACAGCCGCGCGCGCGGCGACACTCAAAGGCTCAACCGGCTGGGCGGTCAAAACCCGACCGCAGCGAAGGCCGCGCGCGACGCGGGGCTGAACGGCATAACGAAAGAACAATATTATGCCATTCGTCATGCGAACAGCCACGAAGCCGCGATGTCGTACTTACAAAACGGCGAGGCCGTCACGCCACCGTCCGACAAAACAGAAACGGTTGTCCCGCCAGTCAATAACGAGTTGCCGACGGTGGACGAAGAACCGTTGACGACCGTCGAACGACCGTCAACGACTGGTACAACCCCAGCACCAGCACCAGATCCAGCCCCAGTACCAGAACCAGAACCAGAAATAAAAAACATGGGGGCGTCCCCGAGCGGCGACCGCCACACCGGAGCCACGGATTATCCCCCCGAGTTCGAAGCCTTCTGGCAAGCCTATCCGTCCGCGCGGCGGCTGAAAAAATCCGGCACGTTCTCGCGCTGGAAGGGGCTTGTCAAGGCGGGCATTCCGCCGGAATCGCTTGTCATCGCGGCGCAGAATTACGCGGCTCTCTGCGCGCGAGAACATCGCGTGCCAAGCCGGATTATGCACTCGACGACGTTTCTCGGGAGCGACAGGGCGTGGGAGGACTTCGCACCGGGAGGCAGCCTTGCTGGGGCGCAGCCGGAAGAGGCTGGCGGCGCGGTGCGCGACTACGACGAAGCACGAGAGGCGTTCTTTGGGCGCTTCGGCTCGCTTCGTGAGGAGATGGACTGCGATGGATGAAAATCGCGACTGGAAACCGTTCTGTGCGCTGATGAACGCGGCGGCTGAAAGTCTCGGCGCGAAGCCGCGGAGCGAAACGGGGCTGCTGCTGATTTTCGAGGCGCTGCGCCCTTATCCGCTTGAAGCAGTCAGAGCGGCGATAGGCCGGCACCTTGTGAGCTCAGAGGGCAAGTATTTCCCAACTGCGGCACACATCGTCCAGCAAATTCAGGGCACAGAGGCGGAGCGCGCGGAATTGGCATGGCGCAGGGTTGTTGCCGCTGCGGCGCGCTTCGGGATATACGCGAGCGTCCGCTTCCCGACACCGGCCTACCATTTCGCCATCCGCGAGCTGGGCGGCTGGGAGCGTCTGGTGAATCTCATTGAATCAATGAGCGACAAGGAGCTGGAGTTCTTCGGCAATAAGTTCGCCAAGCTCTATTCGACAGGCGAGCGCTGCGCGTCGTGGACGCCTGCGCCTGGGCGCGAGTGCGTCCCCGCATATTTTCCTGGATTTTTCGAGCGGGACAACAAAGCGCGCGGGTTTTTAGACCATATCCCCGCGCCGGTGGACGCGCTCACAGGACGAAAACTCGACCGCGCGGCGCTCGGAAGCGGTGCAGCGAACACGAGAACAGAACACGGCGGCGCGCTTGCGGCTGCCGTTGCTACGAAAAAGAGGGTGGAATAAATGGCAAAGGGAGTAAATAAAATCACGCTTATGGGCAATCTGGCCCGCGATCCCGAAGTGAAGTACACGCCGAACAAGCAGAAGGTTGCAACCTTCACACTCGCCGTCAGCGACGACTACAAGGATAAGAGCGGTGAGTACGTTAAAGTGACGGAGTTTATTCAGTGCGTCGCTTGGGGCAATCAAGCGGGCGTAGTGGAGAAATATCTGCCTAAGGGCGCGCCTGCGCTGCTATTCGGTAAGCTCAAAATTGAGAGCTACGACAAAGACGGGCAAAAGCGCTATGCCGCAAAGGTTCACGTCAACGAAATCTGCCTGCTCTCGTATGCAAAGAAGAACGAGGACGAGGGCGGCGGGGCTTACGACTACCAAAACGGCTTCGACCCGACACGAGACGCAGACATTCCGTATTAAGGGCAAGGAGCGAAAAATGAGAACACGCCATAAACGCAGGCAGAAACAAGCCGAACGTATCTGCCAGAACTGCGATAACTGCACGTACATCGGCGACGGTGGGTTCTGGTGCTCAGAAACGAACAAGCTCGTGATGGACGATTTTGAGCCGGTGGAAGATTACTTCTGCTGCGGCGGGAAGATGTGGGCGGAGCAATGACACAGGAAGCGCAGGAAACAATCAAGTTTGCGCGGCATTGGCTGGAGGTTGCAGACAAGCACGGAGACCCCAACGCGCCTACTACCGGCTGTATGACTGCTTTGGCAAAGGCGGTTGTGGATCTGGCAGAAGAGCTTCAAGGAGGTGTCCGCGCAAACATGGATAACCTAGAGGCCTTAGACCATCAAGAATTTCTGCTAGACAAGGCAAATACCGAGCTCGCTGCGCTGAAAGAAAGATGCCGCTGGCGGAAGCAGAGCGAAGAGCCTGCGCCAAAGAATCAACTTGTTGAAGTGTGTGAATCTGCTAAAGATGGCTATATAGATTCCACATATGGGTTTGGTGTAGAAGACTGGGCTTTTTGGCGTCCGCTGGACTTGCCGGAAATGGAGGCGGCGAAATGAAGCCGTTTGCGAAAAACATCAACAATTATTTTCACAGACCCGAGATAAGACAGTGGTTCTTTGAGTCATACGGCATTGAAGAAGATAAACTCCCGACAGAAGAAACTTTGAAGGATTTTGTCGTAGATGCAACGCTTGGCGATAAGAGCAAGCTGGCGATGATGTTCCTCGGCGTGCTTAATTATGCGGTAGAAATCGAGGCTCGGCTCATGTCAGCCCAGAGCAACGATAAGGCAGAGCAGGAGACAGCAAAATGACTAAGCACGACATCGAAGCCGCCCTCGCGGAGGCGAAAAGGTTTGAAACGCGCGCAACCGAAATGCTGCGGCGCATGAAGGAATACGAAAACAAGAATGGCAGCGCACCGCCTGAATCCGGCTGGTGGCCTATGGAGAGCGGAGCACTGAAACGCGCGTCGCTAGATCTCACGCGGTCGCTCGCAAAGATGAGGCGGCGCGCTGGGTATAAAACGGTTTGGGAGCAGGTGAAGACACTATGACGAACCTCGACCGCATCAAAAACATGACGGTGGACGAGCTGGCGGAACTGTTGGGTACGAAGGCTTGTGAGTGTTGCGCTTATCTCAGTTTTGCCCCGTGCGGATTCGGGGCTCCCGCTTGTGAAGAAGGCATCAAGAAATGGCTCGAACAGGAGGCGGCGGAATGACAAAAAATCGACTCGGAAGCGTATGCGGCGCATTACCGTGGAAGTTAGATATGCGTAGCGCCACGTTTGCGGTTATATGTAACGCGCAAAACCTGTCGACAGGCATAGTGCTTGAGTGTACCGGAACGCCGACGCAAAAAGCTGCGATGAATTACATCGTCCAGTGCGCGAACCTCATGCCTGAAATCGAGCGCGCGCTGAAGCTCTACTTTGACCGTTTCGCACACTCAAACGCACCCGTCACAGAAAACGACCTCAAAAAGCTCTACAACGAGATAGCCGACATCACAGGAGGTAAGAAAATTGAAACCGCCATTTGACGACGATATGAACACCTTACCGCTCAAAGTTGTCATGTATGACGATAAAACACCACCAACGTTAACAGTCTATGCGGACAACGGGCGTTTTTATGTCTTATCGACCAGCAGAAGCCATGTTTTTAAGATTCTTCGGCGCATGGTTGATGCGACGAACCTCATGCCGGAGGCGGTAGTGCTGTTTGGCATTGTTGAGGAAGTGCTTACTTTGTGCGCAACGCGGACATTTGACGCAGAGACGAAACATTTGCTGTCTCACACAGCAGAGGCAGTCCAAACGTTTAGGAAAAAGCTGGAGGGAGGCGCGGGAGAATGATTAACGACGACATTATAACGACATTCGGGAATGAATACACAGTTTGCGTTAAAGGGCAAGAATTTGACACGAGCGGCTATTTTCTGACGCTCTCCGGCAAGGGTTGGGCTATCCACCCGCGAGACTTCGCGCGGCTGTGCTGGAGCGAACAGAATAAAACGTTCTATTGGGAACCGCAAAACTCCGACCGCACCAAAGAATACTTCGCTGCATGCCGCTATCAGAACCGCGACGAGGCTGAGAAAATAGCACGCGAACTGATTTTGAGAAACGAGCCGCTCGCTTATATGTTATGGGAAGACAGAGAGTGCGTGGGAGGCAAACCGTCATGCTAGGCCCGATGGACATCTGCGTAGACCTTTTCGCCGGCGGCGGAGGAACGTCGTGCGGCTTCAAAATGGCGATGGGCTTCGACCCTGACATCGCCATCAACCATAATCCCGCGGCTGTCGCCATGCACAAGCTCAACCATCCGAGCACGCGGCATTACATTACAGACATCTGGGACGTAGATCCGGTAGAAGCCTGCGGAGGCCGCCCGGTCGGTATGCTCTGGGCGTCGCCGGACTGCACGCACCACAGCAAAGCGCGCGGGAAAAAGCCCAAAGATAAGAAAATCCGTTCGCTTGCGTGGGTAGTAGTTCGCTGGGCGCGTGAGGTGCGTCCGAAGGTGATATTCGTCGAAAACGTCGAAGAATTTCAGACGTGGGGGCCGCTTGACGGAAACGGACAGCCTATCAAGGCTCTTGCCGGTGAGACCTTCCGGCACTTCATCGCCTCACTCCGCGAACTCGGCTACTGTGTAGAGTACCGCGAGCTTGCAGCCTGCGACTACGGCGCGCCGACGACCCGCAACAGGTTCTATCTCATAGCGCGCTGCGACGGAGACCCTATCGTATGGCCTGAAAAGACGCACGGCCCGGGAACCGGCAGACCGTACCACACTGCGGCGGAGTGCATAGACTGGACTATCCCGGTCCGCTCGATATTCGGGCGCGAGAAGCCGCTCGTGGAGAACACGCTGCGGCGCATCGCAAAGGGCGTCGTCAAATATGTACTCAACAATCCGCATCCGTTTATCGTCGCGGGGGACCTCTTCGGCATCGCTTCTCCGCACATCACGAAATTTAGGGGCGGTGCAGTAGGACAAGAGCTTACCGAGCCCATGCCTACCATAACGGCGGGCGGCAAGTCGGAACGTCCAGCCGGAAGCCCGCACGCTCTGGGCATCGTGATGCCTGCGCTCGTTAAGCAGACGTGGGGTGAAAAGCCGTGTCAGGACGTGGAAGATCCGCTGCACACAATCACGACGCAGCACAACAAATTCGCGCTTTGCGCCGCGTTTCTCGCACAGTATCACACAGAGCAGACGGGGCGCGAAGTCAGAGGGCAAATGCTGGACGTGCCGCTCAACGTTGTAGACGCTTCGCCGCGGTATGCGCTCTGTTGCGCGAACTTGCTCAAACATTACAGTGGCGTCGTCGGCCAAAAAGTGGACGAGCCGATCGGCACAGTCACGGCGATAGACCATCACAGCCTTGCGGCCTGCACGCTCATGCGCCAGTTCGGTACGTCCAGCGGGGCGGACATCGAGCAGCCGCTTGGAACCGTCATGCCGGACGGATGCGGAGGCAAAACCGGCCTCGTCGCGGCGTTCTTGGATAAATATTATGGACGTGAGAAGACAGGCGCGCCGGTCACAGAGCCGATGCACACGGTAGTCAGCAAAGACAAGATGAGTCTTGTCACGGTGCGGATAGGCGAAGAAGAGTACGTCATAACCGACATAGGCATGAGGATGTTACAGCCGCGCGAGCTGTACCGCGCGCAGGGCTTCCCCGAGGATTACATCATCGACTTTGAGTACCAGGGCAAGCCGCTGCCGAAGAGCGCGCAAGTACAGATGGTCGGCAACAGCGTATGCCCGCCGGTCGCAGCGGCGATTATCGGGGCCAACTGCGCGGCGCGCGCGAAGGATAAGGCGGCGTAGGGCGTTATCCATGCTCCGCGAAAACACACTCTTCGGCTTACGCGACAAAGAAGCTGATGCCCTCGACTTGCTCCGTCAGCATGAGCCGCCCGAAGGCTACTACGTAGCCTACAGCGGCGGCAAGGACAGCACGGTAATCCTTGACCTCGTGCGACGCTCGGGCGTCAAATATGACGCGCACTACAACATCACGACTGTCGACCCGCCCGAGTTGGTCTATCACATCCGTAAGCAGGCTGATGTCGCCAGCGAGCGTCCCGCGATGTCGATGTGGGAGCTGATTCCCCGCAAGCTGATGCCGCCTACGCGCATTGTCCGCTACTGCTGCGCAGTGCTTAAGGAACGCGGCGGGCGTGGGCGGACAGTCGTGACGGGCGTTCGCGCGGCGGAAAGTGTCAGCCGGCGTAAGCGCCATAAGATAGAGCAAGATAAACGCGATCCATCAAAGAACTATCTGCATCTTATCTTCGACTGGTCAACTGCTGAAGTCTGGGAGTACATCCACGCCCGCGGCTTAGACTACTGCTCACTCTACGACGAGGGCTTTAAGCGACTCGGCTGTATCTGCTGTCCAATGGGAGGCTGGCGGAAACGGCTACAAGAGGCAGAGCGCTGGCCTCGATATAAGGCGCTCTACATCAGGGCTTTCGACCGACTCATAGCCCACAGGTTGGAGCGAGGTAAGCCGTGCGAGTGGCGCACCGGCCGTGATGTCTGGGATTGGTGGACATCGCCGCGCGCGGGAAAGAGTGAGACTGACGGCACAACGCCGTTGTTTGAGGAATGTTAGGAATGAAGGACTACACGGGAAATAAAAACTCGCTTTTTGCAACACTTGGCGCGTCCAACCACAGCGCAGAGGAACGTGCTGGCTACGACTTTTACGCGACCGATCCGCGCATGGCGGAAGAATTGTGCAAGCATGTCGAGCTCGTAATGTCTGGGAATGCGCGTGCGGCGCCGGGCATCTCGCGAAGGTGTTTGAACGCTACGGGCTTCTTGGACGAGCCACGGACATCGTGGATAGAGGCTACGGAGAAAGTGGCGTTGACTTCCTGCTACAAACGGAGCAGTGGAACGGAGATATAGTGACCAATCCGCCGTACAAGTATGCTCGGGAGTTTGCTGAGCATGCGCTCAGGCTTATTAGGAATGGCTCGCTTGTCTGCATGTTCCTTAAGCTGACATTCCTAGAGGGACAAGGCCGACGTGTGTTTTTTGAGCGTTACCCTCCGTCGAATGTGATTGTTTCTGTTAAGCGTGTCCAGTGCGCAAAAAATGGCGACTTTGAAAAATATCCGCTCACAGGCTCCGCCGCCGCCTATGCGTGGTTTATATGGCAAAAAGGCTACAAGGGCGAGCCTATCTTAAGTTGGTGCAATTACTAATGGAGGACATAGCGTCATGATTACCTGCTACTTCTGCGGCAAACCCGTAGACCTTTGATGTGCCGAAACTGTCCCCGTCGGGGATAACAAAGAGGCTGTGTGCTGCGCGGAGTGCGCGGCAAATAAAAAGGAGAGCAACGATGAAAGAGTATAAAGTTACGGAGAAACAGCTAGAAAAGCTCAAAACGATAATCGAGAAGCTGAAAATTGGCGACCTCAAAGCGGCAATCAAGAGCGCCGACGCAATGAGCACATACCTTGAAATGCACGCCGAGACCCCCGAAGAAAAAGGCTTATACGAGTCATATTTGGAGACATGGGATAACTCGCACATGCAGCTGGAGGACATAGCGGAAAACGCGCGCGAGCTGAAATTTCTCGCCGAGGACATCGAAATGGAGGTCGGAACAGATGCCTGCGCCTAAGCCAAAGCGTCACGAATGGCGCTCAATCGCAGAATACGGCTGGCCTAAACGCGGCGAAGAGGTTGAGTTTCTTATATGCAAAAAACCGATAGTCATAATTCCGGCTTGTATGACTGGCAGGGATTTGGCGACAGGTACTGACAAGCTGCGTGAACTAGCTGGAGACTATCCGATTTTATGGCGTTATCTGGATTTACCTAGTCGAGAGGAGATTTAACGACAATGAGCGAAGCGATGAAATATGATAATGAGAAGGTGCGCCTTGACCTTCTGCCGGTTATCCCGCTTATCGGCGTAGGCAAAGTTTTGACCTTCGGTGCACATAAGTATGGAGCGCGCAACTGGGAGAAAGGGCTTGACTGGAGCAGGTGCTACGGCGCGGCGCTCCGCCATCTCTTTGCATGGTGGAGCGGGGAAACGAACGACCCCGAGACGGGCTACAATCATCTCGACCATGCACTGTGTGAGCTCATGTTTTTGCGCGAGTTCGCAGAGACCCACCCGGAACTCGACGATCGGCCGAACAATTCCGCCGTTGCTGCCCTTAAACATATGAGCGAGAAGGAACAGTGTGCGCTGGCGGAAGCTGAAACGCCAAAAACGCTGCTTGACGTGGTACGCATGACGAGACCTGAAATGTATTGGAGCGGCGGATGTCCCGGAGATAACAAGTTCCGTGTCGCTTTTTTTGAAGCTGGGTACGAACAACCTACCCCTCTATGCCCTCTTGATAAAGACGGTTTTTCCTTAGGCTGTGAAAAGTGCTGGAACCGTCCTGCAAAAATGTTCAAGCCTGTAAGACTTGACCCGTTGGAAGCAATAAAACCTGAAGGTGCTTCTTTGCCCAGCATGTTCATAAAGTCATGGTCCGAACTCGTAAAGGAGTTTAATGGAGCCTATGGAATACACACCTCTTTTACCGCCCCAACACGAGACGCATATTTGAACTCGCTGGAAACCCAGATGAAGCTGATTTGCGAAGAGCTTGGTGAACTTGGGCGCGCTTATGGAAGATGGTGCAGCGGGTGGGCGGACGAGGACAAGGAAGAAATACTTGATGGCATCTGCGATTCAATCTATGTCCTGATTGGCTTAGGGCTAAAGATGGGGATGGACGTGGACGGCGCGTTTCGTGAGGTTCACCGCTCAAATATGTCAAAGTTGGGGGAGGACAGGAAACCCATCAAACGCTCTGACGGCAAAATCCTCAAGGGGCCGCATTATCAGCCGCCGAACCTAAAACCGTTCATATAGGAGGCATTAGCGATGAAATTATATGAGATTGCAGTTGTCTTGCTGGGCGGCGCCGTGTGGGCGGCAATTACTACGGCGCTTGGACTTCCGTCAGTCGTGTCGTTTATCGGCGGGCTTGTCATCTGTTGGGGAGTCGCGCGTTATTTCGGCAGATTAAGGGGCTGAGCAGGTATGAGCAATCCGTATGTCTATTACGAAGGCCGGAAACAATACTATGTGCAGCGGCTCGTGTCGTGCGACAAGTATGGGCTCTATTGCAGTGGAAAGCGCTACGCCCCAACGCTTTTGTTCCTGACGGCGGAAGACGCGCAGGACTACCTTGACGCCATTGCGTCAGACAGAGGGTGGACGAAGGCATGACGGGCGCAGATGTCATTGACATTTTAGAGAGCGTAATAAACGAGGTCTTTTGCAGCGGCTGTGCAGAGCGCCGGCTTGTGCGCGGCACACTGGAAGGCGGAGTGCCCACCGAGCCGGACGATGAGCTTTGCCCGGTCGGGTTTGACTATACAAGCCCGTTATGCGCTCGCTGCGCAGATTATGCAGAGTTGGTAGAACGCGCAGGGGAAGTCGCGGCGTTGCTTTCGGACTTAGAAACGAGGAACGATCGCCATGTGGATGAAATGCGTTGACGGATGTCGCTTTTTCAAGAGCGTCGGCGACGACGGCACGACGATATGCGGGCGCGTGCCGACGCCTATCGGAATAGACCCGCTTGTAGGTTGCTACTGGGGCGAGCCGGGCGCAAAGGCAGAAAGGAGACACGTCGATGCCAGCGAAGAACAAAGCAAACTGTTTTGACAAGCTGGAGCCTCCGAGCGAGCATGACGAGCAGGCGCAGTTTGTGCGCATGGTCGAGGCGGCGTATCCGCCGGGCGTCGCGATGCTGCTCTTTGCCATACCGAACGGCGGGCGTCGCCCCATCAAGACCGCGTGCGACCTCAAAGCAGAGGGCGTGCGTCCCGGAGTGCCGGATTTGTTCCTTGCTTATCCGCATAAAGGGGCGTCCGGTCTCTTCATTGAGATGAAAAAGCGAGAGGGCGGCGTCCTGAGCGCGCGACAGCGCTATTACATCAACCTTCTGCGCGGTCAAGGCTATGCGGTCGAGGTCTGCAAAGGCTGCGACGAAGCTTTCGATGCCGTGCGGCGGTATTTAGGACGATAACAGGAGGTGGATAGATGTATCCAGATGAACTTGCAACGACTGAGGCCGTCTTGCGCGCTTATCCCGACGCGCTCGCTGACAAGGCGGCGCGTGAGGAATACCTTCAAGGGCTGTGCGCGGGCGGCAGCGTCGGCGACGACGTTCATGTTGACGGCGGGAGCGGCGTTTCGGCCGGAGACCGCTACGCGATGGCGGCGGATAAGGACGCCCGTCTTCGCCGCGCGCGCCGCATCGTTGCCGCGGTCCGCTGCGGAATGAAGCTACTTAATCACAATGAAAACCGCGTCACTCACGCCGTTTATTTTGAAGGGCTTGCCCCTGCCGCCGCAGCGGCGCAGCTCCATCTATCAACGAGCTATGTCCGCTCGCTTGTGGACGCTGCGCGTACAAAGCTCGCGCCGGGCTGCATAGCGGTGTATGCTGACGTCTGCGCCTTGCGCGAGGTACTGCGCGAGGAACGGCTCGACGTGCTGCGAAAGCAAGAGGCGCGAGAATAAACAGAGAGGGGCTTATTGCCCCTCTCTGTTTTTTGTGCGCTTATTTGCTTGTGGCGGAGGTATTCTGTCTGCCATTTCTTGGGTGATAATAGCTGGTAATCCGCCGGGGACAATAATCCACTCTGACCGCGGCTTGATGCAGTTTATCGGGTTGAGCGGCCCTTTGTGTCCCTTCTGGTTGAAAATCAGGTTGCCGAGATATTTTTCTCTGTGCAAGTGCAATATATTGAATACTGCGCTTTCTCTCCATATACCGCCGCCGGGGCTCGGAAGTTTTCGGCTGTTCAATCGCTTTCTAATCTCGCGCAGCTCGATGCCTTCGGCGCGCCATTGGTAGATTTGCCGCACCACTCTTGCCTGTCCAGGTGCGATCACCGCGCGGTGCTTAATATATCCTTTGTCATTGCGAACTTCTGCGGCTCTGTATCCATATAGCGGTTTGCATGTCAAATATCCTTGCCTCGCGAGCTCACAAAGACCGCGAAGCGAGTCCTCTGCTAGGTTTGCGCTGTAAAATTCATTGAGTGCCATAAGGATATATTCGATAAGGCGTCCGACTGGCCCGTCTTCTATCGGTTCCTTTACACTTATGAGTTTTACGCCCTTCTTTAGTAGCATGTGCTTATATGTCAGGGACTCTTCAAGGTTGCGGAAAAGGCGGCTGTGCTTCCAGCAGAGAATTGCGGACGGTTTATGTATATCAATATCCGCAATCATGCGCCGGAAGCTGGCGCGCCTACTGACGGATTGCCCGGATAATCCTTCATCTATATACTCGTCGATGATTGTATAGCCGTTGTCTCTTGCCCATGTGCGCACCTCTGCGATTTGCCCTTCGAGAGAGATGCCATTCACCTGAAAGCCGGTTGAAACGCGAGCGTATATGAACGCCCGCGCCTTCTCGTCATCAATCATTGCTGTTTTGCTGAAGCCATTCATCAATAATTGCCTCCGGGTTCAACCCGTTTGTGTTGTTGTCGCCGCGCCAATCGTGGAGATACCAGGCGCGGAAGCCTTCGGGGTCTTCGGCGAGATTTTTATCGTCTCCGTAGAGTTCCTCAAGAGTGAACGGCTCAACACTATATACGCACATATAGCGTGGCTCTCTGTAAGTCTCATTTTGCTGAAGCTGCGAAACCCACACATCACCGTCTTGGGGGTCGTAATAGACCTGAGCCCTCACGCCGCAAAGCGCATATTCTTCTGCGTCTTCGATTGCTGTGGCTATTTTATTTCTTGCCTCGTCTGTAATCTGTAACATTCTTAATCTCCCCTTTATGGTCTCATCAGCGCCCGCATTACGGACGGACGGGCCGGAGCCCGTTTCGACCTGCTGTCATATCTCGGAGCAATTCACAAGTTGCTCTGTCCCGCTGATAATGCGGTTGTCGATGCTGTAAAGGTCGAGCGGCAGTGTGCCGGCCTTCTCGCGCTCGTGTAACACGGACTCGGCGGCCTTTTCATCCTCGGCGAATATCTCGACAACGCCGCTGATTGTCATGGAGTAACGGAAGGTGTAGCGCTTCCGTGTATCACGGGGTTCGTGCAGCAGGTCGAATATAGCTTCGGTCATGGTGCGATGCCTCCTTATGCCCTTACCGGCTCCGCCGCGAGCGCTTCGTCCGCCATGATTGCCGTCAGCTTCGCCACGCGAGCGTCTACTTCCTCAAATATGCGGTCGCGCTCTTCCGTCCCCATCTCCGCTGCCTCCATCTGCGGAAGAAGCTCGTCAATTTCTCTTTTGAGCTGTTCTTTTACGTCGCTCACGAGCTTTTTTTGGTATTCCCCCGCCTGCTCTGCTGAAAATCTGAATAGGTCTTCAGGGCGGTCAAGAAGCTGCATTTTGTGCGCCATCTCTTGATAACCATGAGCGGAGCTCTTGTATTCCCAGATGTCCGCGCGAATCCTGTTCACGACGGTGCGCAGATTGAGGTCTACGCGCCTGCCGTTGAGTTCTAGTGTCACGCAGAGCTCTATCCGATCCACGGCGTCAAGCCCATACTGCTGATTGAGCCTGTACCGCCATTCTTCTGCCAGTTCGCAGAAGTACGTGTAGATGTTCTCAGGACGTTCAATGCGGCTGACTTTGCCGCTGGTGCGGACGTAGTTGCGCATGTCAGGGTCATATTCCTGTCTCGTGATAGAGCTGTCGACGCACTCGCTGTTGTAAGTGTCGCGGAGCCAAACAAGGACTTGCTCAACTTCGTTCCCGTTTTTGTTGACATTCAGAGTTGCAAGAAGTTCCGTGTACATAGTCTTTCCCCTTTTCTTCCAAGTCTCTTAAAATTTGAGCTTAAAAAACCCCAAGCATATCATAGATCACAAATGCTATGATGTCAATATAGAAATTTGAAAATTCTGGAAGAATATTTTTGAAGTTTTAGATTGTATCTGTATTGTATAAAAATAAGCATTTTACTATTACTATGTTTTTTCGGGGTTTTATGGTACTTTTTATTACGATGAATTTAAGTGTTTTTGCAAACACTTCTGTTCTTCAAGTCTTTTTATTTCTGTCTTTTATCTTTAATGTGTGTTTTTTATAAGAGAAATATTCTTAAAGCCTTTATGAATCCTTAAAGAGAGGCTTTGACACAGGTTGTTAGCTCGAAGGGAGGTGCTTTTGGTGGAGGATAAAGAAATTGTGAAGAGCAAAGAGAGTTCTTCGTCAAAGGTAACCGACGCTTCTGCCTATGTGAATCCGGGCGGCCTTAACGACAAGCAGGAGGCTTTTTGTAGGTTTTATGTGGAGCAGCCTTTGCCGAGAAATGCGACGAAAGCCTATATGGAGGCTTATCGGTGTACGGAAAGGGCGGCTGGTGCGAGCGTCGCGCGGCTCATGTCAGACGCTAGGGTTCAGGCTCGTATACACGCCCTTAACTCTGAGTTCACGGCGAAGCATTTTATCAATCGTGATAACGTCTTAGCTGGCTTTTGGAGAATTTATCAGCAATGTATCAGCGCCGCGCCCGTTTTAGACGCAAAAGGCCGCCAAGTCACGACGAAAGTCAAGCGCAAAGGGCCGGACGGCGAAGAGGTCGAAGAGCTTTGCGGCGTCTGGAAGTTCGATTCAAAGGGTGCAAATACCGCCTTGCAGAGCATCGCGCGCTATCTCGGACTTTTTAACGCCGATACTTCCGGCGCGACGAACGTCGCCGTTTCGGTCGAGGTTGCCAACGTCCGAGACCTTATCACAGCGGAGATGTCCCGCCTGCATAGCATGGGCGCGGACGGTGCGTCGGACGATAATGTACAGTCGTTGCAAAAAGTCAGTACAAATTGAACGTAAGGTAATAACTTGTAATTTGAAGGCTGGGCAAGCCTCCGAAGAAAATGAAAAAAGCGAGTATTAGCAAGGCATTGAGCCGTTGCCAATTTGGCTGTGATACGTAATTTGCTACGCTGATGGGCGTTGTCTGGGGGGTTGTGCCCCCAGCGCGGCTCCCCTTGCTTCCCATGAAGGCCGGAGGCACACCGGTCTGCTTCACTCTCTCCCCACACACTCCTCCTTGTGACGAGGGCCGTCGTTTCTGGCGGCCCTTTCTTTTTTGGGGGAGGACGGAGAGTTGCTCGGCTGTTTTGGTCGTGGCATTTCTGGCGTGCACTGCGTCGGCTGGCACGGCGTCCGCTGCGCGGCGGCGGCGCATGGGCGGGTACGCCCCCGGGGGGCGCGCTCAATAGGGTGGTGGACCCCCTCAACATATCGGAGTAAAGGGCTTTATTGTTTCCTCTCTCCTTCTGCTCTTTTTCGCGCTTATATCCATGCTCCCGACATCAGTGTCGTGAGGATATTGGCGCGCTGAAAATAGGTGATAATCATGAACGAAGAGCTTATCCGTCAAGAACTTCGCTGCGCTCAGTCGCTCGTCGAATTTCGCAAAGTTCATCTCGCTGGCGACAACGACGTGGAATCCCCGAAATTTCACCATACTTGGAGCGATATACTGCTTCACGGTAGAGACCACTTCGCCATCGAGGGCTTCCGCGAAAGCGGCAAAGACCAGATTGTTTTTTCGGCGAACATCATGCACGCGCTGACATACCCGGTCGACTACCGCTCTTACATACTTATGGTGGGCGCGAATAAGACGGATATGTCCTCCAAACTCCGAGACATCACGCGGCGCTGGCAGAGCCCGCAGCACGACAACCTGCGGACGAACGTCCGGCGCATAGTCGAAGATTCGGGGGACGCTTTCGAAGTGCTCTATAAAAACGACATGAGAGTGCGCATAGAGACCTTCGGTAAAGGCGGCTCGATACGAGGCCGCGTCTGGGGCGTCAAGCGCCCCGATATAGTGATACTCAACGATATTCAAGACCCGGCGGATATTTCGTCGGAATTGATACCGGAAAAAGACTGGGACTGGTTTCTCTCCGACGTGCTCTTTCTTGGCAAGGCGAGCCGCATTTTTATGATTGGCAACAACATCGGCGCGCGCTGTGTCATTGAGCGTGTAATAGCCCATGCTGCGGCGCTCAAATTCAAGTGTATGCGTATCGGGATAGCGACGTATCTCAATGACGACGGAGTGTCTGTCGATGTCGGAGAGCCGACATGGCCTGCCCGCTGGACGCGAGAAGAGATACTGACGGAATATCTCTCGTTGAAATCCATCGGCAAAGCAGACCACTATATGCGAGAGAAAATGTGCGTCAACATGTCGCCGCTCTCTCGACCGTTGAATCCTGAAAAACTCGTCGAGGTTGACCTGCACGACGAAAACGTTATCGCGGATTTGAAAGACGCCGTAATAACGACGATTGTCGACCCCGCTATCAGCAAAAAGAAAAGCGCTGACCCGTCTGTCGTAGGGACTGTGGCCGACGCAAAAAATGGACGGCGGTATATTCTTGACCTCAATCGCGCGCGCCGCAACCCGAACGAGCTTGTAGACGACATCTTCAAGGCCGTGGCGAGATACCAGCCGAACAGCCTCGGCATAGAGGCGGTGGCGTATCAGCAGGCGCTTGTCGTCATGCTCGAAAACGAGCGTAAGGTACGCGAAATTCCGCCGGACGCGGTGAAAGTCGTGGAAATTCATACGCGGCAGAATAAGGAGCTGAAAATAGCGGGACGCTTGCAGCCTATGCTGGAGGCGGGGCTTATCTGTGTGCCGAAAGGCGCGTCGTGGCTTCCTGCCTTCTGCGAGGAGCTTTCCTCATTCCCCGACGGTGAGCACGACGACATGATTGATACCGTTGCAATGGCAGACGATGCGAAGGTCAACCGCCTTGTCCCGACATTCAACCCCACGGAGTGCGTTATAGAAGCCGTCCGCGTCCAGTCGAACTGGCCCAGATGGGCTGCGCTCTCCGTGAAAGCAGACGGAACGGCTACGATACTCATTCTGGTGTGCTCGCCTGCGGGGCGGTTATACGTTACGAACGAAATATATATGACAGCCTCACCGTCTGAGCTATATGTGAAATATTCGCAGGTGTTGAGCGGGCGGTATTGCCCGATGGTGTTTGCACCGAAAGATATGTTTGTGCCAGACCCGATGACGGGCGGCGTCTGGGCTGGCCCGTACATGGGGGCCGGCTTCCCGCTTTGTCCTGGATCGTCGGAATGGCGGACGATACTGCCGATGCTGGCGGAACAATTTGACAGGCCGGCATCTGGCGCACAGCCGCGGCTCATGGTATGCCGCGAATGCAAAAACCTGATTTGGGAACTGTCCAATGCGGCGGAAGGGGACGAACGCAAGCCCGATTTCATAGGGCTGCGCGCGCTGATGATGATTATCGCGAGCCGCCCGGCGTGGCGCGATACGACGAATGAAGACATGTACGGCGAGGCTCTGCGTTACCCCGACGCAGATGTGCCGTAGGGACGGTGAGGAAGAATGAGAATTGGTATAGACGGGCTAGAAAACCGTGTACCTATGGGCGGGCTGACCGATGAAGAGTCCGCCGCGATGCTCGCGGAAGAGCAGGCGCGCGAGGAGACGAAAGCCGACGACCTTGCGCAGCGGGTGCTGCGGATAATAAAGGACGACATAGAGACGGGGCGGCGCGCAAACGAAAACGAGCAAGACCAGCGCGTGCGCAACTATAACATCTACCGCGCGAAGGGAGACGGCCTAAAGGACAGGCCGGGGAGGTCGCGCATAAAAAGTTCCGACACGATGGACGCTATCGAGTGGATGATGCCTAGCTTCATGAAGACCTTCGCCGGTTCCAATTCGTGCGTCTCGGTCTCGCCGGTCGGAACGGAAGACGTTGCAAAAGCGGAAAAGCTGCAAAAACTGCTCAACTGGCAGTTCATGGGGCGGCGCGTCAAGGGGTTCCGCGTGCTGTATGAGTGGATTAAATCGGCTCTGATTTACGGTACTTCCGTAGTCAAGGTGACGTGGCGAGACATCTATGTAACGAAGGGCTTCGACGTGCCGGTTGCGAGCGAGGCAGAAATAGCGGCCATGCTCGACAGCGACGACTATATCGACGTGCAGGGACTGCCGGAGGATATTCCGCCGGGGGCCGTAATCACAGACGAGATGATGGCGTTCGCGCAGTCGCGCCCCGATATGCTTGCAAAAATCGGGTACATAAACGCCATACCGCAGCAGGTTCAGCCCGTGGCGCTGGAGCCTATGCGCGTCTATCGCGATGTTCGCGGGACGCGGAGGATAAAATCTTACTCCGGGCCGATGGTAGAAGTTATATCGCCTGAGGATTTCTGGATGGACCCGAAGGCTGACGCTATCGAAGAGGCGCTTTTTGTCATACACCGCGTCTGGCGTACCTACGGCGAACTGCGCGACATGGAGCGCGAGGGGATATATAAGAACGTCGAGAAGGTCAAAGACTGGGTGGACAAGAGCCGCAGCGAGTTTGAAAACGCGGAATCCGCGGAGAGATATGCGGCGGCGGGACAAGTCGACCCCGCGACGAACGCAAGCCCGAACGAAGACCTTCAACCCGCGCGGCGCAAGCTGGAGGTGTTTGAGTGGTGGGGACTGCTCGACCTCAAGGGAGACGGCTATCAGGAGCCGTATCTCGTAGTCGTATGCGGCGACGTGATACTGCGAATGGAGAAAAATCCATACGGACACGGACAGGCGCCGTTTGAAGTGCTGCGCCCAATGCTTGACCCGTATAAATTCTCCGGCGTCGGAATGCCGGAGCTTGTCGGCGAGTTCCAGGCGCTCAAAACGGCGATTCTGCGGCAGACGCTCGATAACGTCAGCTTCCAGAACAATGGTATGTGGTTGGTAAACCGTAATGCCGGAGTCGATACGAGCGCGCTTCTGAACCCTCGCCCGGGGACGATTGTAAAGGCGAATATCACGCAGGGGGCGGTTGTGCCGATAACGCCGTCAAGTTTGCAGTCGATGCCGCTCAATATGCTTGAACTTATTGACTCGATGCTGCAAAAACGCACCGGCGTCACGTCCTATAACCAAGGACTTGATGCAAACTCACTGAACAAGACTGCGACCGGGATAACGCGAATCATGGACGCTTCTGCGCAGCGCATAGAGCTTATAGCGCGCGTGATGGCGGAGACCGGCATCAAGCCGTTGTACCAGAAGTTGCTGATGCTCAATCAGCAATTCATAGACCAGACAATCGTTATCCGCGTCTTCAACCGTCCGGTCGAGATTTCGCCTGATGACCTGATAGGCGACTTCGACGTCACAGTTGATGTCGGAGGCGCTACCGGCAGAGATGAGACGCGCTCGCAGCAGATGATGCTGCTCTTGCAGTACGCTGCGAATCTTATGTCGCTGCAAGTTATGCGCCCGATGAACATATACGAGATTTGCAAGCGGCTTATGGAGCTGTGGGGCTGGAAGGATTACGACCGCTACCTCAGCAACCCGCAGGAAGTTGAGAAGCTGCGGCAGGCTATGATGATAATTGAACAACTCGGCATGATGGTGCAGCAGGGGCAAGCGCCCGCGCCGCAGGTTATCGTTCAGGCGTTCCAGCAAATCTATTCTCTTATCAATCAGGTTCTCGGCATTCAGGCGCAGAAGAATATGCCGCTGCAAGGCTCGCCGTCAAACGACGCAATGCAGGGCGCGGGAGGAGGTGCGAACAGCGGTGAGTACACAGCAACAACCCTACCAGGGCGATCCGGTGCTGGAACAGCTCTTGCGTTGTCCTGATGTGGCCGCGGCGATTAAAAATATCGACCTTATCGGGCTGCGCAAAATCGCCTCGCTCTACCAGATGGAGCAGCACTCGGCCCTTCTCGCGGTGAGCATGACGGACCAGGAATCAATCGGTAATATCGTGGCGTACTGCAAGGGGGCGAGCGGTTTGGTTATGTGGATTGAATCGCTTAAAGAAGCGCTCGCAGAGGGTGAGGCTGCGGAAAGGGGCGGCGGCGATGACGACGGTCAAGTTTTTTAATAACGGCGAGGGATTTTATTGCGGCGTCGGCTTCTACGACCACGCGCGCAGCGAAGGCAATCCAGACTGCGGCACAGGTTCCCGGCTTTGCGCGGTAATGAGCGCGCTCTCGTCGTATGCAGAAGTGCTGGCGGAGACCGCCGCAGTGGATTACAGCCTGAACGTAACGAAAGCATCGCCATCCAGAGTTATTACATGGGGTGTTTGCTATGCGATGCAGACGCCTATTGCGGCGTTGTTTTGCACGGTGCGCACGCTTGCGGCGCAGTATCCGGAGTTTGTGAAGATTGAGGAGGAAACTATAGATGGCGATTACTAAAGCTGAATTTATCGATAAGTACGGGGCGTACATTGCGGCCGTGATTGTGGGCGGGCTTGCGTCGGTATTTACGAGCTTATTCGGAAGCATCGGCGGCGGCGTGGCGCTGGCGGCATTGCTTGCCGCCGTAGCGTATTGGTCGGAGCGGCGCGCAAAGCAAGAGAACGGGGGCAAAGAATGAAAGAGATAATCGGCGGCATTCTCGTTATCGTCGTGGCGGCGGTATGGATAAAAGAATTTATCAAGTGGCGGAAGAGGAGGAGCAAAGACTAATGTCAAAGCGCACGGTAATCTTCGATTTTGACGGCGTTATTCATAGCTACACAAGCGGATGGAAGGGTATTGACGTTATCCCCGACGAGCCCGTGTCCGGTATAAGGGAAGTAATTGACGAGCTGCGTAACGAGCACGGCTACGAGGTTGTCGTTGTCTCGACGCGGTGCGCGGAAACGTGCGGCATCGCCGCTATACACGAGTGGCTGAATAAACATGGTATCGCCGTTGATCGCGTGCAGGCGGAAAAGCCGCCGGCGCTCGTTGTGGTGGACGACAGGTGTATATGCTTCGACGGCGCAACGCGCGGGCTTGTGGAGAAAATAATGAATTTCAAACCATATAGAGAGGCGGCGAAGACAATGCTTGATGTTGAAACTTTGGCGAAAGAGCTTCACGAGGCGGGACGCAAGGCTGTAGAGGCCGGGGCGACAGTAGCGCAAGAACATCACAAAGACAAGGTGTTCCCGTTTATTGAATGGGATGACCTTACGGAGCACGCGCGCGAAGGTCGCCGCATGCAGGCGCGGCATTTGCTCGGGAAGTTCAGGATAGAGAGAAAATGAAGAGCTACGAGGACGGCTTCAAAGAAGGATTTGAATCCGGCTTTCAGCGCGGTTTGATGGAAGGACGCAAAGAAAAACGTATATTGTCAAACCCGTATATGGACGAAGCAGAAGCTGCGCGCCTTATGAGGGAAGCAAGGCGTGAACAAGAGCAAAGACTTATAGAAATGAGCAATCTGAGGCGGCTGTAGCCGCCTTTTGTATTATCGGCCACCCGTAAAGCCGGAGCCGGAAAGGGCGTGTAATTATGAAATTTATCAATATAAGATTTTTCGACGGTGAAGTGGCTACCTCCGACGGCGGAGCGCCGGAACCCGTCGAACCGCAGAACGGGACAGTGGAGCCTCCGCAGGATTCCGTCGGCGACGGCGGAACAACCGACGGTGGAGGCGAGGATTATTCCGTTTTTGACAAACGCTCTCCCTTGTTGAATCCAGGGAGAAGCGAGGAAGACGAGCTTGTCGGCACAGAACCGGAACAAGACGCGCCGAAAGACGGCGGGACTGTTCAAACTCAGTCACAACAGCAGCAACAGCAACCCGCGCCGCCGTACCGCGTGTTGAAGTATCACGGGCAGGAAGTGCCGGTGCAGTCGGAAGAAGAGTTGATAAAGCTCGCGCATCAAGGGCTGGACTATACGCGCAAGACTCAGCAGATAGCGCCGTATCGCGGGCTGATTGAAAAGCTCAATCAAAACCCCGCGCTGATGGCGCAAGTCGTCGGACTGGTCAACGGCAACGGAGTTCAGCCGCAGTATCAGCAGCCACAGCCACAGCCGCAGCCGCCGCAGAGAAACACCCGCCCCGCTCCCATGCAGCCGACAAGCGCCGCAGAGCCGACGCCCGGCGAAAACGAGACCTGGGACGAATATATGGCGCGGCGCGCCGCGTGGCAGGCTGGGCAAGGCGGCGAGCAGAGCACAGCGCAGCAGCAGACGACGCAGCAGGGGCAGCCACAGGACTTCATGGGGCAATTCAACGCCGCGATGGAAGCGCGCGAGCGTCAAGTTGCGGCTGTAAGGACAGTGCAGCTTACGATGCAGGACCCCAAGCATCTTGAGGTACTGAACGTAATCGCTTCGGAAGTTCCGCCGAGCCTACAGGCGGCTATGGACCAAGACCCCGTGTCGTACCAGATGGTCTACGACCAGGTGCGCCGCAACATTACGGGCGAGCCGTACTTCGCGGGGCTCGGCAGGGCGAGGGCGGCGCAGCCGCAGCAACAGGCTATGCCGCAGCCCGTGCAGCCGACAGTTTTGAAGTCCGGTTCAAAGCCCGCTCCGGTGGTGGAAAGCGGACGCGGGCAGACGCGCCCCGGCTCTCAGCCCGCGCGCGGCGCAAACGGCTTGCCAAGCGATATATGGGGCATGGACGATGCCGCTTTTGCAAGGCTGATGGAAAGTTCAATGCAACGATGAAGAAGAAAGGAGAAAAAGGATGTTCATACGACACATAAATCTGTCGTTCTTCGACAGAATGGACACGAGCAACTCCCGTGTCCAGATACAGGACTACTACGACAGGGTGGCATTAACAAAAGCCCTGCCGCTGCTCACGTTCCGACGTTTCGGCCAGAAGCGCCCTATACCGCAGAATCAGGGGCTTAGGATACGCTTCACGCGTTGGGGAAGACTTTCTCCGGCCACGACTCCGCTCGTTGAAGGCGTAACGCCGCCCGGAAGCAAGCTCACTCAGTCGGACATAACCGCGGAACTCGCGCAGTATGGCGACTGGGTGCCGATTACCGACCGCGTGCGCCTCACGGCGATAGACCCGATACTTACGGAAGCGGTCGCTCAGCTCGGCTACCAAGAGGGCGAAACGATGGATATTCTTTCGCGCGACGCGCTCATGACGGGAAGCAACGCGATATACGCAGGCGGACAGACAGCGCGCACTTCCGTAGTCGCGAAGATAACGCTCGACGAGATAAAGAAGGCTGTGCGCACGCTCAAAGCCGCGCTCGCGAAGCCGGTGCTCAAGCAGGTCAACGCGACCGTTAAGTACAACACCACACCTATACGCCCGTCGTTTATAGGCATCTGCCACGTCTACGCGGAGCAGGATATAGAAGCGCTCGCGGGGTTCGTTCCGGTCGAGAAGTATTCCTCTCAGCAGGACGTGATGGAAGGCGAGTTCGGCTCCGTCTGCGGTGTGCGCTTCATCGCGACTACTCAAGCCCCGGAACTTCTCGGAGCCGGAGGCACCGGAAGCGGCGTCATGGCGACTGAAACCAAGGCGAACGTCTACGCGACGTTCATCTTCGGAGAGGACGCATACGGAGAAGTTCCGCTTTCGGGCCAGTCGAGCGCCGTTATCGTCAAGGCCCCGACGCAGAACGACAACTCCAACACCGGGGACCCGCTTAACCAGCGTTCCAGCGCCGGGTGGAAGGCCATGTATGCCTTTAAGATTCTCAACGACCTTTGGATCGTGCGCATAGAGCACGCGGTCTCCGAATAGTAAGGAGGGGAACAGAATGGCAGACATCAACGTGTTCGAGTTCCAGGAACAGCAGGACTACATCAAAGAGCACACCGCCGGATTCGCAAAACTGGGCGAAGCCTTTACATCCGGCACGACCGTTGCAACTGGCGAGATGCGCGTCGGGACGATAATCCTTGACAGCTCAAACAAGCCGTATCTTGTCACGGCAGTCGCCGAGGACGGCAAGATGACAGGCATATCGCTGGGGGCATCGAGCTAACCGGGGAGGGGAACCTCCCCTTTTTCGTTATTGAAGGAGAATACCATGCAGAACATAGTGGAAATGGGAATGTTGCCGGTCGAGGCCATAGGAGATATGGCTTCGATGTACAAAAAAGGCGAGCTTTACGAGGTTATGGTAGAAGACCGCATGAACCCGGACGCGAAATATTTTTCGTTCGGACTCAACGGGCGTTTGGGCGAGTATCCGACAAACGCAAAAATCCGACTGCGCGGAGAAGAGATTCAGCATCTCTACAACTGCACGTATGAGTCGCCTATCGTGCAGGAGAGTGCGAACGATTTCAGACGTGTAGTCGGCAAGCGCGTCGTCTGCCGATTTGCGATTACCCCGACAAAATGGGGCGCGATACCTTCGGACGGCGTTGTTCTTGACGCGCGCGGCGTATCGGCAAAGCCCGCGGCGACTTTGCCGTTCTTCGCACAGAACGATGAACAGGATAAGGACGAGCAGGCGGCGGAGCAGCCCGCGCAGGCGGCGAACGGCCCCGCAATCGACGATATGCTTGCGGCGCGCGAGAAAGAACTGGAAGCAATGACGATCCCCACGCTGAGAGACCTTTCCCGCGATTGCGGGTTGAAGCAGAACGGCAATAAGACTGACCTCATAGAAGCGTTACTGAAATATGAGGAGAAGAAGCTGAGAGGCGAAGAGTAAAGCCATGAGCAGCGCGAGAGATATTATCCTTGAAGTCAAACGGCGCGTCGGCGGCGTCAACGCGCCCGCGCCGGACGAAACTGACATTATGGCATATCTGAACAGCGCGCTGCGTGGTATATGGAATTACGCCATAGAGTTGGATTCGCCGCGCATAGAAATATCGGAGCTCGCCGAGTGCGGAGGCGACGGCGCTGTAGTTTTGAAAAAGCGCCCCGTCAAAATATCGTGTGTCTATGACATTGTCGCACGCCGCTCGCTTTACCGCGCCGCGCCGCGCGAAGTCCTTACTATGCCGTATGAGGGAATGTGGGGCTGGCGCGAAACTCTTGACGGCATTTTTGTCCTGATGTCGCCGGGCTATGCGGGCGGAGCGGTGACAATCGCCTATTATCCGGAATTTACGCCGCTGAAACAGCGCGACGAAGAGCTGCCGTTCGCCTCCGTGATTGACAGCGTTGTTGTCGCGTGGACGGCGGGACTCATCAACGAGAACGGCAACGCGACGGTAGGCGGCGCGGATATGCTGAAAGCTGTCGGCGTGCCGGTCAGCTCGCTAGTGCAATATTTTGAAGGACACGCGGACGAACACTTCCGAGGGGAGGGGCCGTGGTGATGAAAGCCTTGAAGCTTATGGCGCAGACGCGGCTTTACGCCGAAGATGCGATGAAAGCAAAGTACGCGGACTGGCAGGTAGTGCGCGCGCTCAACGACGCGCTGCGCGTCTTGGCGGAGGAAAACGCGAACGCAAACGGCAGACTTTTCCGCGGGCGCGCGCGAGTCGAGATAACCGAAGGCGTGGGAACGCTTCCAACGGACTATCTGCGCGTTATTCGCGGCGTAAGCGCGGAAAGCGGCACGGAACTTCTCCATGTTCACACAGATACACCTTCGGCCGGAGAGTTCGCCATAAGCGGCGACACGCTCTATTCCGGCGAGATAAGCGGCGTCGAGCTTTGGTATTTCTCCAATCCGGGGCAAATAACGGACGGAGAATCGGACGTTCCCGTGCCGGACAGATACACTACCGCTGTCGCGAAGGCCGCAGCCGCTCTGCTCGTCGGCGGCGACGCAAGCGCCATTCGCATCGCGGACTATTTCCTGCCGGACGCTGTGGTGCCGCCCGCACCGCAGTCGCAGAGGTAATAGACTATGCTCGTCAACGACTTCATAAAACGGGTATCCGTGCGTCTCGGCGACGAGGCGCGCGCGACGTTCGGCAAAAAAGAGTACCTCTCCGCCATAAACGACGCCATCACGCAACTTTCTTTAGAGCGCATCGCCGCGAACGACCCGCTCATGATAGAGGAGCTTGAGATAACGCCCGGGCGCACGAGCGTCCCCGCGGGATTCCGGCGCTTCGCCGGTCAGGAGCCGTTTTATATTGCCGGGACAACCTTTCAATCTCTGGACGGCTCCGAAGACAAGCGCACGGCGCGCGCGTATGTCGCGAAGGCTCACGTCGAAACCACCGGCGACGAGCTGCCATTCGACGACGCGACATCTCTCGGTTATCTCCTGGATTACGTCGTCGAGCTTGTGGGCGCGCGCGTCGGCTACACCTCGCAGACGGAAGCCGGCCTCGCGGACAAAATGAGCGCGGCCTACGCCGGAAGGAGCGCAAACAATGCCGGTACAGGAAGTTAAAAACAGGGCGACGCAGCTCCGCGAATACTCCGACTTCCGCGGCGGCGGGCTCAACCTCTCCGCCTCGGAGCGCTTTTTGTCGGAAAAGGAAGTCGCGGGAGGTAAGAACTTCTGCTATGAGCGCAACAGCGGGAGGCTTCGCACTTTGGAGCCGCTCGACCTCGTGCTCACCGCGGCAGACACCGTGACGAGCTTATACTACTCGCTCAACTACGGCGTAATCTTTGTCTGCGGGACGAGCTTGTATAAGATAGCCGACGGTTCCGCCGTATCCCTCGGCACGCTCTCCGGCATGGACATACCCGTCTTCTGTGACTGGGGCGAAGAGTCAGACAGACGGCTCTACGTGGCCTCCGGCGGCATCGTCCAGTGGTATGACGGCCAGACCTTGCAGACGCAGACCCCCGTCGCGCAGGACGAAAGCGACCCTTCCGGCGACAAGTGGAACAGCGCCAACGACGTACTCGTCCGCGAAGGAAGATTATTGCTCGCGCGCGCGGGCAAAGACCGCTTGAAATTCTCCGGCGTCGGAGACCCGGAAAACTGGCAAAGCCAGGACGAAGGCACGGGAGACGACATCGACGTACACACCGACGCAGACGCGCAGTGGCTTGATGTAGGCTACAAAGAAGGCGGCGACATCGTGCGAGTGCTGCCAATCTCGCGCGACCTCGTAATCTTCCGCTCGGACGGCTCACTGTACAGGCTATTCAGTAACTACCCGGACTGGACCGTAATTCGCGTAGCCTCGCAGGTCGACCCCGTAAACCGCGACGCCGTAACCAGCGTTGGGAACGACATTATGTTCCTCGACAAAGACCGCGGAATCCGCAAAGTCTCCGCCATACAGGAGTATGACGACCTCGCCGTCACCGAAGAAGAAGGCCAGAAAGTCAACGCATGGCTCGCAGCGCACTTCACCGCGGACGCGCGCTTGTGGGCATTGCCGGACAGGGGCGAAATCTGGGTAAAGCCCTCCGCCTTGAACGATGTTTTGTGTTGGAGCGAGCGCTACCGCGGCTGGACGAGAATCGACCTCGGTACGCCCGTCACGGCGGTTTGTGAAGCCGACGGCACAGTCTACATAGCGCTCGGCGCAAAAATATACAAGCTCACAGACAGCTCAGCGGCGCCGGAAATAAAGCCCGACATGGAAATCGAGCTTGCGCCAATCTTCGGACGAGATAGAGCCATGACCGACTTTCAGCAGCTATGCGTACAGATGGACGCGCAGGCCTCCTGCTCCTTACAGATAGGCCGCTGGCAGTTCCCGGCAACGGGAGAGAAAACGACGAAATACCAGATATACGTCGCAGACGAGCTGCGCCCGGTACTCAAATCCTCGGGCGGCACGGTAGTTCTCGACAAATTTCTTATGACGGAAGCGGAGGTGGTGTAGAATGGGCAACGCCGCGAACATCGAAGGACGGGTAAAGAAACTCGAAAATCTCCTGCGGGAAGAAACCGGAGTAGGCACCGGCACGACCGGCGGCGAAACCGTAATCCGCTATCCCGTCCGCCAGCTTGCGCTGCGCGAAGAAGTCAGCCACGACGACGCGGGCGTCCCCACCTCCACCGTCTGCATAACGTGGAAGTCTCCTGCGGGAAGCATGATACCCGACAAAATCAAGCTCGTCATAGGCGCGGAGACCGTAGAGCTCGACGGACAGACGACTACATACCGCAAAGGCGGATACGCCGCGGGCGATACTGTGAAAGTCATAGCCGTCGCTGTCTACTCGACCGGCAATTCATCGGCGGTCGTCGCGCAGCTCACGCTTACCGGCAACGGCGAAGCGCCGGAAACGCCGTCGGGATTTACCGCGACTGGCGGCTTCGGCACGATCACGCTCAAATGGGCGATACCGGACAATCCCAACCACAGCCACATGGAAGTCTGGGAATCCGCAATCTACGACAACCTAGAATCCGCGGAACGCATAGCGCAGGCATACGGCTCGGAGTTCGTGCGCTCGAACGTTGGTGTGCTTGAAACAAGATGGTATTGGATTAGGGCCGTTGACACAGGAGGCAACAAAGGTGAGTTCGTCGGGCCGGTACACGCGACGACTACGGCGATACAGGCGTCGGATATACCCGATGGGACCATCGGGGAAAGCAAACTCGTCGGGACGCTCAGCCAGAAAATAAACGACAGCAACGCGGCGATAGAGGTCATAGAGCAAACGCGCACGGGCGAGGTTGAAGTCTTTCAGCAGGCGACGGCCCCGACCGAAGGGATGCAGACGGGCGACCTCTGGATAGACGATGACGAGGCCGTATGGCGCTACATCGGCGGAGAGTGGGTAAAGCAGGAGAACACAACGATGTACGACCTGCTCAAAGCAGCCATATCGCAGTACACCGTCAAGACGCAGACGATGGCGGACGGCAAACTCAAAGTCGCAGGCTTCGGCATTTTTAACGACTCGAGCACGGGTAGCGAGTTCGCGATATTGGCAGACCGATTCTACATTTATGGGCAAAGCCAGGACGGCTCCTACACGAACATAAAGGTGTTCTCGGTAGACACGACGCAATCTCCGCCGGTCGTCGGCATCAACGGAAGTCTCATCGTAGACGGTACGGTAAACGGCTCGAAAATTTTTGCGGGGTCGACAATCCAGCTAGGTACCGTTGTGGACGGTGTACTCACGAGCGGACAGCTAATAATCGGCGCTGGCGGCAAGATACAGGTCGGCGACGCGATAATCATAGACGGAGGGAACGGCACTTTTTTCCTTAGCGCCTCCGACAATGAGAACAACAACGTCTACATTGGCGGAGGCATAGTCAGAATATCGCGCGACTTCGGAGACGTGCAGCCTGCGGTTTATTTGCTGTCGAGGCTGGGGACGGCGAGCGGGCTTACGAACAACGTTGTAAAGGCTCTGTCAGGGGTGTGGAGTGAACCTCCGGTAGTCGCGACAGGACTGACGGATATGCGCACCTACGACCCCGCATACGAGGCGAGCCAGGAGATAGAGACCGACGTGACGGGACTGACCTATCAAACCGGCGGCGTGTACAAGGTTGCGGCATACGCGAGGCTTGTCACGAGCGGCGGACAATATACCTGGGTGGCGGATGAAATTCTGGAGCCGTCCGAATACTGGACGGATAGTTTAGGACATAGGAACCCCGGCTGGCACTATTCTGTTGAGCCCCCGACTAAGACCTATACGTTCAGTTGGTACGGTACTGTGCAGGATGTGCAGTATGTTACGGCCAGGCTCTATCTCAGCAGTGTTCGGAATAATCCCCATGCGGCAAGATATTGGTACACTGCCGTGTTTCAAATATACTTTGATTATATAAATCAAAGCACAGGCGCGACAGTAAACCAACTGGTCGCGACGCACTCAATGCAGGCGCCGACATGCGGGAGCTCTGTAGCGGAATACCTATATTTGTCCCGCGTACAGCTCAGCGCACTCGCAAGCAACGTTCGCGTGCGTGTCGTAGTCAGTAACGGCAGTTCGTTTTTACTATACCCCAACTCGCCGAGCATAACCCATTCAGACTCCAGCGACTGGCTGCGGTTTGCCGGCGGTGCGTTGTTCAAAAGCGACTCCACAGAACATGCAACAATTTACAACGGCACGATAGATGCGCTTGCAGTCGGAAGGTGATAGTGTGGGCGGATTTTTGAAATGTGTAGACCAGGACGACCCGAACAAGTTTCTTTTAATCAGAGACGGCGAGATAGTTTTTTATGAAAACATAAACGGCGTGCCGACTCCCGTCACGCCCATGACGCAGATAGGGCTTTACGAAGCGGCGGCAGGACCGAGCTTCACGCCGAACGAACGCTACAAAGAAGCGCCGGAAGTATTTGTCCAGCCCAGAAGCATACGGACGGTGGACGTGAACGCGCTCGGCATCGACCAGAGCATAGAGATAGACGCGCCGGCAGTTACATCTCAGGGGGCGGGGAAGTACCGGATAACAATATCCGGCGGACTCAAAGGTTCCGGCGCGGGATACACGGCGGTCGCGCCGCTTGAGATATACCGCACCAACGGCGACGATAGCAACCCGACGTGGGCTGTGCCGGTCAGCGGGATAACGGAGGCCACTGTTTATGGAACTGTTTGCGGAGGTATTAAAGCGCGTCCCAACCCTAATGATTATATACATTTATACGGCATCAACTACACACTGCGCATTGGAATAGGCGTTTACCAGACGGGGCCTGATTATTGGGGGACGGCTGTAAGCGGCAATCATCGGCAAACCGGGGCTACTCAGGTTGTAGCTGCAGTGAGCGGAGCTACGGGCAACTACCTGCACATAGCGGCGAATCTTGTTTCTGACGGGGCAATTCTCAATATCAACGGATATTCGGTAGATATGGACAGAGCTTGTTTTGCGCTATTAGGCGCACGGTGCAAAGGCGGCGGAGGTTCTGAAATTTCTGGCTCTCCCGTTTTTGCCGCCGTTGTAGTTGGAAGGTGAGAGCATGGCCTACGCGGTATTCAAAGACCCTGCCGACCTTACAAACGGCGACATGGTTGTGTTCGACGCAGGACGGCTTGACATCTATAACAAGATTGACGGGGTGCGCTCGACCGTACCCACAACGCCGCTCAAAAAATACAAAGCGGGAAGTGCGCCCATAGGTTCATGGACTGAACTGCCGGGCTACTGGCAGGAGCAGCCGCAGGTGCTTGTATCGGTCAAGAAAATACCGACATACTATGCGCGCGGCAGACTTGGACAACAGAAGTTTACGCTCTCGTGCGAAGTACAGCCTACAGGCACGGCTCTCAAATACCGCATACGTCCGTTGCTGACGTTTTACATAACAGGCGGGGCAAGCGGAACGGAGACTGTGAATGAATCTAATGAAACCGGAATATATGATGATTTTAGTTCAGATATACGTAACGGGTCATTAACCTTCGGCACTAGGGTAACGACGCCGCAGCCCGGCGCAGGGACGCTTACAGTGAGCATAAGCTGGATGACGCGGGCGCGAGGAACGAACAAATACATAAACAACGATGAGCGCTTTCAATGGACGACGAACACGCAGATTTATATAGATATGTTCAAGGTCTCAAGCAGCGGGGAGATAAGCGTAGGGTCGCAGCGGTTGGTGAATGAGACGAACGTAGCCTACGGTCAGGCGGTCCAGACTCAGACGTTCAGCGGCATTGACCTTGGAAGTGGAACGTGTTCATGGCGGCTGCGGAAGACTTCACAGGCGGTGTCGGTGGCAAATGTCGATGCCTCCAACACAGACATGTCGAACCTTCTCCGCCTCAACAGCTACAGCTACACCACCTCCGCCGAGACTCTGACGAACCCCACGGGCGAGGTCTTCTATCTGGCAATAGGACGGTGAAGATATGGCAACAAACTATACATTGAAAATCGACGCAGGCGCGGATTTTTACCGCGCGGTGCGGCTTAAAGACGAAAGCGGCGAGTATATAGAGCTTGCGAACTGCACGGCGAGAATGGCTCTTAAAAAAGCTTACGACTCACCGGAGGCTATGATAAGCCTCACGTCGGACGAAGGCGGCGGGCTGACCTTCGGGCGATGGGACAATGACAGCCAATACATAGACACTTTGCTTATCCATATCACGAACAAGCAGACTGGCGGGCTCGTGGATTACACGGTCACAGACTCCGACGGAGAGGTAGAGCAGGGCGAAGGCGTTTATGACTTGGAAATCGAGGACGCAAGCGGGAGCGTGCTGCGCGTTATACAGGGCGCGTGGATAGCCTATCAGGAGACTACGAGATGAGCATAAGCAGTGAATTATCCGGGCTTAAAAATGTAGAGGTCGTCGAAGTCTCTGCACAGCAGGGGCGAGCGGCGACTATCGTCATAGGCAAGGTTACGACGGGAGCGCCGGGAAGCGAGGCTAAAGTCGAAAACGTCGGCACTGCGGGAGCTGCGGTGTTCGACTTTACGATACCGACGGGGGACTCGGTAGAGTTCCGCGTAGAGTCCGGCAGTGTCCAGTGGAAAACGACGGCCGGTACCGAATGGCAGAACCTCATAAGCGTCGCTGAGATAGAGCAGTACAGTAATTACGCCGTGTGCTCGACCGATGGCGGTGTCGCGGCAAAGACGGGCGAGGTCGCGGGGTTCTCGCTCGCCACGGGCAAGAACGTCGTCGTGAAGTTCGAGAACGCGAACACTGCGGCGAGCCCGACGCTGAACGTCTCCGGTACGGGCGCGAAAACGATAACCTTTCAGGGCTCGGCGATAAGGGCCGAGTATCTGCGCGCGGGCGGGATATATCAGCTTGTCTACGACGGCACGAACTGGGAGGCAGGCATAGGCGCACAGCTCGCAGAGGACTGGGCGGTGAAGACCGACGGCACAGTAGACGGCGTTGATTACTCTGCAAAGAAGTATGCGCAGGACGCAAAGGGTTACAGGGACACAGCAAACACATCGGCCTCGGCTGCGCAGGCCGCTCAAACGGCGGCAGAGACGGCTCAGGGCCAAGCCGAGGATGCGCAGGAGGCTGCCGAGACTGCACAGACGGCGGCGGAATCCGCGAAGAGTGCAGCGGAGACAGCAAAAGGGCAGGCGGAGACTTCGGCGACGAACGCGGCGAGTTCCGCTTCGGCTGCATCTTCGAGCGCGTCGTCGGCGCAGAGCGCGAAAACAGCTGCGGAGAGTGCGCAGACAGCCGCAGAATCCGCCAAAACCGCAGCGGAAACGGCGAAAGGACAGGCTCAGACCTCAGCGACCAATGCGGCGAGCTCCGCAACAGCGGCGGCGGGCTCGGCTTCGTCTGCCTCATCAAGCGCGACAACCGCGACGAACGCAAAAACAGCTGCAGAAGAAGCGGCGGATGCGGCGGCGGCCTCCGCGTCTCAGGCGGCGACAAGCGCGTCGCAGGCGCAAAGTGCGGTGTCGTCCGTGCCTGTGGCTTCAACAACGCCGGAGGCAAGTAAAATCCCGCTGGCCGGAAGCGACGGCAAAATAGCCTCCGGCTGGCTCTATGCGGCGACGGAAACCGTCGTCGGAGCCGCTCGCCTTTCAACCTCGGCGGAAGCGACGGCGGGTGCAGACAACACGACGATAATGACCCCGGCAAAAGTCAAATCCGTCCTTCCAGTCCAAGCGACGGAGAGCAAAGCCGGTATTGCTGAAATAGCGACGGCTGCGGAAGTCGCCGCAGGCACAGACAACGCTAGGATAGTGACGCCGCAGCGGCTTGCCGAACACACATCCGGCATAATAAATTGGGCGCGCCACACCTACACGGAGCGGGACCTCACCACGGTATTCGCAAGCGAAATCAGCGGATACTCCGACGTGTGGGCATGGATAAAAGCGAGAATAACGGCTGCAAACTGGGACGGCCTCATGATAGGCGACTACATCCCGTTCACCATGAACGGGCAGACTGTAAAAGCCCAGATAGCCGGAATAGACACATACTACGGCGTGATGGACCAACCCGTCGGACATCACATTGACTTCATCAGCCGCGACTGCTTCAACTCGACGATGAAGTGGAACACCACCAACACAAATCAAGGCACGGCAAGCGAGAACTCCCCGTGGCTCGCGAGCAACGCCTACAGCGTCCTTAATACGACATGGTATAATTACCTCCCGGCGGCCTTGAAATCAGTTATCGTTGAAAAGCGGTTCCTCATAGAAACCCGCTATTCATCATCCGGTCCGCTTACAGCATCAAACAGTTGGAAATGGGCCAACATCGGGAAACTATGGCTGCCGTCGGTATATGAAATATTTGGAAGCAACGTATGGGGAACACAGGGGTATTCCGAGGGCAACGCCGTGCAGTATCCGATATTCGCGAACTCATGGCAGTATCGCAGAAAAGGAGCCGGAAACGGCGGAGGCAGATGTGACTGGTGGACATTGACGCCGTCCGGTGTTTCGTCGGCGGCGGTCTGTCTTGTCAGCGGCAACGGTAATGTCTACCTCGTCGGAGCTGCTGATTATGAGTTTCGCGAGCCGGTCTGCTTCCGAATAACGTAAATCGTCTTTTAGGACGCCGCCTTGTGCGGCGTCCGCACAGAAGGGAGGGGAAAACCATCAGCAACGTCCTCGCGCGCAAGCGCAGCGTTTCGGTTCTCGAATTTTATAAAAATGCGCAGGAAATACGCTCGACGCTGACACGCTTTGTGATGAACGAAAAGCATGTCCCGAAGCGCTACCGCTTCGTATTCTCGATGCCTACGATAGAATTGCTCAACGCCCTGTTCAACAACATCACAATGGCGAACACAATTTATCCCATAAACGAGCACGAGCTGCAAATGAGGAGAGACTATCAGACAAAGGCGATAGGCAACTGCGAGCAGATACTCCAAATGCTCCAGTATATGCTTGAGACCTTGCCGATAAACGCAGACAAACTCTCTCCGCTGGTGGAGATGATAGTAAAAGAAACCGCTCTGCTGAAAGCATGGCGGAAGTCGAACAAGCTGCCGGCGCAAAAACCGGCGGACAAGTAACAAGCAAATACGGGTTATTCTCTGTAAAAATCTGGGCTCGTGCTCCGGCGTCGTCTGTGCCGGTTGTCCGGTGTTTCGTCGGCGGCGGTCTGTAATGTCAACAACAACGGTAATGTCAACAACAACGGAGCTGCTGATTATGAGTTTCGCGAGCCGGTCTGATTCCGAACCTTAATACGACCAGACAAAGTAGGCGTGAGCCGAAATCCGCGTCACCATATCGGAAGGAGAGAATGACCCTCCCGCAAGGGTAAATATGCGCCTTGATGAGGCCGGGCGGACGCTGCTTGCATGGCGGGGCGTTTGTGTGAGTCGCACCGTTTCATGCCCGTTGTCTCTACGCGATTAGGCAAACACACAAAATCATCGTACAAGGCGCTCTATTATCGTCCGCAAAGAAGTGATGGCTTGACAAGCGAAGAGCGCAGAGAAGCAAGACATATCCGACGCAAAGCGAAGCGCCTAGAAAAAAGACGCGCCGCATTATCGCGCTATGACAGCCTTGAAAACGTCGCAAAAGTATCGTCGCTGGTTGCTGCATACAAAAGCGCAAAGCATGGTGTGAACTGGAAAGCAAGCGTTCAGCGCTACGGCATGAACCTGCTGAAAAACGTCACCGCCACACACAAAGACATACTCGCCGGGAAAGACGTCAGAAAGGGCTTCGTCGAATTCGACATAGTGGAGCGCGGGAAGCCGAGGCACATCAGCAGCGTACACGTTTCAGAGCGCGTCGCTCAGAGGTCGTTGTGTGCGAACGCCCTGATACCCGTACTCTCGCACTCTCTCGTCTACGACAACGGGGCCAGCGTCAAAGGCAAGGGCATATCCTTCGCGATGGACAGGCTTACCGCGCAACTTCACAGACACTACAGGAAAAACGGGCAGGAGGGATATGTGCTCTCGATAGACTTCAAGAACTATTTCGGTAACATCAACCACAAATATGTCGAATACATATTGCGTAAGAACTTCACAGACAAGAAGCTCATAGACTTCGCGATGCTATTCGTTGATGCGTTCGGCAATAAAGGGCTGGGGCTCGGAAGCGAAACAAGCCAGATACTCGCCGTGGCATATCCCAACAGGATTGACCATGCGATAAAAGAGAAAATGCGCATAAAGGGCTACGGCAGATACATGGACGACCTATACCTGATACACCCGAGCAAGGCATATCTCCAAAAGTGCCTGAAAATACTGAGCAAAGCATTTGCTCAGCTAGGCATAGTCGTCAACGAAAAGAAGACGCACATCATAAAACTAAGCCACGGCTTCACATTCCTGAAGACGCAGTTCATTTTGACTGCGACGGGCAAGGTGATACGCAAGCCCTGCCGCGCGAGCATTACCAGACAGAGACGTAAGCTGAAAAAATTCCGTAAGTTTCTCGACAACGGAGAAATGACATTCCGGCAGATATACAACGCATACATGAGCTGGCGCGGCTTCATACTGCACAAAAACGCATACAGAACCGTAAAAAACATGGACGCTCTATTCAGTGAACTGTTCCTAGGCGAAAGGTGGTGGAAAGAATGCCACGAACGAGAGAAGATATCGAGGGAGAAATCCGCGGACACAAAATCTACCTGCGAGACACCGACTATGTAGCCGCAAAACTCGCGGAAGGCGCGGCGACGCCGGAGGAATACTCGGAGGTGCTGACAACTCGCGGCGCAGCGCGCGCGAAGATAAACGAGCTTGAAGCAGAGCTTGCGAATTTGTTGGAAGAAACAACGGAATAACAAAGCATAGAAAAACAGAGCCGCAGGGCTCTTTTTTTATGCCCGAAATCTATGGGGGTACCGACAACGGTGCCCTCATTTTTATTGGAGGTGCTTCAATAATGGATAACTTTGAGAAATCTTTAAGCTTCATTCTGGGTAACGAAGGCGGTTTATCAGGCCACCCCGCGGACAAGGGCGGGCTGACGAACATGGGCATCACGCAGAGCACGCTCGACCGCGCGCAACTGGAATTTACGGGCTTGCCTTCGAGCGTCAAAGACCTCACACGCACACAAGCGGAAGAGATTTACCGCGTGATGTATTGGGAGGAGTCCAAGGCCGACATGATGCCCTATCCGCTCTGCACGTTGCACTTTGACGGGGCGGTCAATCATGGCGTAGGCGGGGCTGGCAAGCTCTTGCAGCGCACTATAAACAACTACGCCGCGAAGGCCGGTCTCGACGCGCGCGTGGAGGTGGACGGAGCTGTTGGGCCGAAGACGCTCTCGGCGCTCTGTCAGTGCCTTGATGTAGCGGGGAATGTGCCGCTGATATGCGAAATCTACTGCAACCAACGGGAAGCATATTACAAAGCCATCGTTGAAAGCAACCCGTCGCAGAAAGTTTTCTGGAACGGGTGGATGAATCGGCTTGAAAGGAACAGGGCGCTGATATGAGCGAAGAGGCACTCAAAGCGCAGCTTGAACTTATCATTCAAGAGCTGCGGAAATTTCAGGAAGAAGCCCGTCAGACGCACCACGAAATATTTGAGCGGCTTTGTATAGCTGAGAAAAAGCTCGCGCGCATGGAGGTTGTCGCGGGCGGCGGCATCTTCGCGGCGGGCGCGCTACTCGGCGTGTTGTTGCCGAAGTGGATAGGATAGGAGGGGCGGCATGGAGATATGGAAGCTGATACCGGGCATAGGAGACCTCATTGAGAAATTCGTCCCTGACCCCGACAAAAAGCAGGAGCTTAAACTGGAACTCGCGAAGCTCGAAACGCAGGAAACCGTCGCGCGCATGAATGCGCTGCAAGCCATGTTTTCCCACAAGAGCATATTCGTGAGCGGCGCCATCCCCGCGCTGATATGGGTGTTCGTCTTGTCTCTCGTCAACAACTACATATTGCTCCCGTGGGCACGGGGTTTCGGGCTGTCAGTCCCCGACATACCTCTGCCGGAGTCGGTGGTTGCGCTCGTCGGCGCGACGATAATGGCGATTTTAGGGAAAAAGTATAAGGACGACCAGGAGACCTACTACAGCAACGGACAGGTGAAGAGCCTCTCGAAAAAGCGCATCGAGGCGGAATTGCAGAATAAGGCGCAGCCCGTGCGTGTCAAGCCCTCCGTCGATTACAACGACCCCGAGGCGGTAGACAAGCGGCTCAGAGAGATAGCCAGAGAGAAGGGCATTGAATGAGGACGGAAACGCCTAGGCCGTTCGGGTGGTGGTGGCAGAAGTTCTTGCGCGGCGTGCCGCACCCGGACGACGCGACTTTCAACGAGTTCGAGGATATGTTTTTCGAGCCGACGCGCGGCTTTATGTGCTGGATGCTGACCGGCGGAATGCGCGAGCTGTTCATCACGAAATGCTGCGGCGACGGGCGGTACTGGCGCGACAAGGCTTATGAGATGTTCCGCTGGGCGCAGGAGCATTACGGGGTCAAGTACATGATAGTCTGCGCCTACCGTAATCCCGAAGCGTACTGCCGGCTGTTCAAGTGTGACTTGTGGCGGACGGAGCAGAGGCACGGAAAGACCATGTATTGGTTTCGTGTAAAGGAGGCGAGGTAAATGGGCAAAGGCAGCTCTTCTACATACACAGTAAGAAAAAGAGACCCGGACAGCGAGAACATAACCGCGCTTCAAAATTCGCTTTACCAGCAGTTTATCCCGATGGCGGGACAGCTCGGGGCGGACTACCAGGCGGCACGGGAGAACGCGAACAAATACCAACAGCAGTACGACGACGCTTACGCGGGGCTGCAAAACGTCACGGAGACTGGCGCGCTTCCGTCCGGGCTGAGCGACGCGATGAACGGCTACATCTCGCGCGAGATGAACCGCTCGCTCGGCACAGCGATGGCGCAGAACGCGGGGAAGGGCGTGCTGAACAGCAGCGTTACGAACCGAGCGATAAACGACATAAGCACGTCTACGGCTGATGCTTTTGCTAAGAACTACGCAGATATGTTCGGTGCGGTCTCGGGCAACTACGGCAATCTCATGAGCGCCGCGCAGGCCCAGCAGGGGCAGATGTTCGACAACCTGTCCGCGCAGTATTCGCCGATGATGGAGTTTTACAACATCGTGCGGCAGAGCGAAGACTTGGAAGATTATGACACTGTGGTCGAACAGGGCGGTAAGTAACCATGCAGGGAGAATTTTACAACCGCTACAACACGCCGCTCACGCCGGAAGAGCGCAAGGGGCTGTATCAGTTCCTTATGGATTTGTCCATGCAGGAAGGGCGCAACGCCTACAGCGACCTCAACGATTACGACATGGCGGGGGCGTATAAAGACGGTGTAGCCAAACGTAAAAAAGCTCACCCCGATATGAGCGGCGAGGGGTTCTTCTACGACTACTTCAAAAAGCCCAATCATCCTGTATTCAGCGACGACAGCAAGTACCACGGCGTAGACGGATATTACGGCGGGCATTGGACAGAAGGCACAGAGCAGTACCCAGGCGGGACGTTTACGCCCTCTGAGTGGAACTTGCAGAACATGGATAAAGAAGATATGAAGTGGTACTTCGCAGAGCAGGAACCTGATGCGAAGTTGATTATTCCGGGCGAAGAGAACAGAAACGGAGGTAATGACATGGCAGTTATCTATGCGAATAAAGGCGGCGGCGGGCTCGGGGGATTCCTCGGCCCGCTTTCTCTTGTATCGGCGTTCGTGCCGGGGCTGCAACCCGTCGCGGCGGGACTCGGCGCGGTTAATTCCGCTATGCAGGGAGACGTTGCGGGTACGCTGATGAACGGCGCGAAACTTGCCGGAGGAATGAGCGGCGGAGGTGCGAAGTCCGGCGGTGGCATGAATGTTAATTTGCAGTCGCAGCTTAACGACCCGCAGTATGCGGCGCGCAATTTGTCGGCGATGAACCAGCCCGGCAACACGCGAACAGCGAATCCGACCGCGCAATACGCCGACTTGTCACGCCCATACTCGCGCAGTATGAACACCATCGGTGTGAACGACGTGCTGCGTGCATTTCTGGGAAGGGGGTAGGCCGGTATGGCGGTGTATGTAATACCGCGGAACCGCAATAATATCTGGTGGGGCGGTGGTCGCGGCGGCGGAAGCGGGATTCTCGACTTGCTTGGGCAAGCATTGATTCAGCCGATGCTTCAGAGGGACGCGGCCGCGAGGCAATATAAATATGATGAAAGGCTCGCCAATCAGAAACATAACCTTGACCTGCAAATGAAAAATGCAGAATGGGACAGACGAGATTATGAGGCGAATAGATTCATAGAAGCATACAACAGAGACCCACGTCGCGCGGTTGGCGGCGGCGAGATGTTGGCTTTTCTCCCAGGACTCGGCTATAACGGTAATGTCTCTGATGTTGCGGCATGGGCGCTGCCTCAGATGATGACAATAGACCAGGGCGATCAAAAGACAGTTGCCCCCGTTTATTCCGGCGGTTTCATCGGCAATGGCGAAACATATGATATGGGGCTGTCGCCGCAGGAAGCCGGAACGCTGGCACTAGCACAGAGAAAGGCTGCCTTTGATGAGCAGATGGCTCGTGACAAGAACGCCCGCGAATGGTATGTAGCAAGAAATACTGTAAGAGGCGGCGGGAAAGCAGCTGACCCTTATGCAGGGTTAAACGCTTGGGGAAAATTCATTGAATCTCTTGGAATAGACGGGGGTTCCGGCGGTTCCGGGCTCCCAGGGCTTACTGTCGGCGCAGACGGAAACCCAGTAATAGCTGGTGCGCCAGAAGCTAATGGCAACCTCTCGGGCATACTGCCGCTGGTATGGCGAGGCGTGGGGGAAGAATATGCGAGATTGTACGGTGTCAATCCGTTCCCCTCGGAGACACAACCGTCAGCAACTCCTAATCCAGAAATGGATAGCGACGTCGGCATGATTACCCCTCAGCCCACGAATGACAGGGGCGTGAATGATATGAGGTACAACATGCGGCTCGGCATGAATCCGCGCGGCTGGAATAGGATGCCCGTCTCTCCAGGTATGACACAGCCTAGCGCGGCGATGGTGAGACAACACGCTCTGAACCGAGGCATCAGCGACGAAGATGCACTTAGAGAACTGACGCAACAATAACATAGTGAGAGATTGCAATACAGCGGCCTTCGGGCCGCTGTTCGTCTTTATATAGGAGGTAATACCGTTGGCGGAGAATCGACACATGACTTATGAAGAATCCATAGCCGACCTGAGAAAGAGAGGGCTCATGGAAGAGCCGCAGCCGCAAGGCGGCATTGCCCCAGTCGCTGGGGCTTTTGCTGGCAGCGCAATGGACGCCGCTGCCGATGCGGTGCTCGGCCCGTTTGATGTTGCGATAGACTACGCGGGCCGCGCGCTTATGCCGGACGATCCCGAAGCGTCGCCGGTGCGCGCTGCAATAGCAGAGAAAATACAACGCTATAATCCCGCGGGAATGCTGCGCGACTATGCGAAGGAACAGTCTGCCCCCATGCTTGCCGACGTCCCGCAGCGGCAGTATGATCCCAATGCTGGAATATTGGATTATGTGCTCGACCCGTATGTGCTCGCGAGCGGCATGGGCTCAATGGTCGGCTACATGGGAAGTTCAGCCGTCAGCCCTATCGGCCTCATTGGGCGTGGGCTTTCGCGCGTTCCGCAGGCCGCGCGGTTTATGAACAGTGTTGCAGGGCGCGGCCTTAGCGCCATGCGCGGCGGCGCGAGCGAAGGGCTTGCCGAAGGCGTCGGCGTTTATGACGACGTTACAGCGCGCGGCGGTGGGGCGAACGAGGCTATCGCCGCGGCTCTTAAAACCGCAGGGCTGAATATACCGATAGATGTGCTTACAAACTATCTCGGCTATGCAGCAGAGAATAGGCTCGCGAAAGACGCGATAACAGCGACGCTGAACAAACTCACCGGAGGCAAGCTGTCCGCCGCCGCGATAGAGCGCGGGGCGAATATCATCTCCCAGGGGCTTTCCGGTACTCTCAGCGAGGGCGGGCAGGAAACATTGCAGAGCACAGTCAGCAAGAAGTATGGAGAAGGCCGTACATGGGGCGATGTTTTCAGCCCCGAGACGCTGCGGGAAACGTTTGTCACCGAAGGACTGCCTGGCGCGGTCGTCGGCGGACTTACGGGCGGCGCGTTCGGCAGTCTGCGCCCGGTTCAGATCGATGGAGCAGAGACGGGACAGCAGACGCATCCCGAGCGTCCGCAAGCGCCCGACGCGGCCCAGGCGCAGCGGCTCGCCCAAGCGCAAGCTGCGCAAACCGACGCAACAGGCCAGCCGCGTGCGCAAAATCAGCCTTCCTCCGTAGCGTCAGGCGCGCCAGACACACTTATTGATGAAATCATCGGCGAGGTCAACGCCGCGCAGGAGACAGCGGCACAGACGGGGAGCTCGCAGGAGGCCACGGCGCGCGGCAATGCGGAGGTCGTGGCGGACGCGGTAAATAGCGCGCCGCTTGAAGGGCTGGAAAAGGCACGGACGCGCGAGCCGATTCAGGCCGCTGCGCAGCCGCAGCCGCAAGAGAGCGTTACGCTCAAACAGGACGGGCAGGCCGCGCAGCCAGTGGCACCACAGCCACAGCCCGGTAATTTTGTGCGGTTTCATTCTAATGGGCAGCTTATGCAGACGCCGGTAGACTACGCTCTTATGGAGATAGACGACCTTGTGACGAGCAATCTCGATTCCGGCGGCGTCAATCCTGCCTATCCCGCAGAGTTCCAACCGCGAGACAGAAGCCGAGCAAGCGGTATGCTTCAGGTGTCGCAGATGGCGCGCGACCTTCGACCTGAGCTTCTCGGCGCGGACGAATACGCCGACCGCGGCGCGCCCATCATCGACGCGCGCGGCAACGTAATATCCGGGAACGGGCGCACTATGTCCATTCGAAGCGCCTACCGCAACCAGCCAGACACGAGCGGCGCGCGATATAGGAACTGGCTTTCGGAGAACGCCGCCGCGTTGGGGTTAGACGGAAACGCTGCGCGGTCAATGCGCAATCCCGTCCTTGTGCGCCGCCTGACGGATCCACAGCTTGACCTCAGAGCCTTCGCGGAAGACGCGAACACGCCGGTCGTCGCAGGAATGAGCGCGTCGGAACAGGCTATGAAGGATGCGGAACGGCTTACGCCGGAAATTCTCGCGAAGTTTGTCCCCAACGACACCGGCGACGTGTTGACGAATAACGGCGAATTTGTGCAGGCGTTTGGAGATGGCGTCGTCGACCGTAGCGAAATGGAGCGCTTCATCAATCGCGAAGGGCGCTTGTCGCAGGACGGAGCGCGCCGCATTAAGAACGCGCTCGTCGCAAAGGCCTACGGAGATTCCGGTTTCCTTGAACGCGTCTCAGAGTCTACCGACGACGATATGCGCAACCTCAGCAATGCGCTGACGCAGGCGGCCCCAGCGATAGCTTCCGCGGAAGAGAAAATGTCGCGTGGGCTTCTGGATTCAAACCTATCGCTTCGCGCACCTCTGATAGAGGCAGTGAGAGAGCTTGAGCGCGTGCGCGAGCAGGGCGGGAACGTCGCTGAAGTTCTCAATCAGCAGGGGCTGTTTGGAGAACAGTTGTCGGACGAGGCGAAAATTCTGCTCCAATTCTTCGATGCCAATAAGCGCAGCGCGAAAGCGATCCGAACACTTCTCACAGATTACGCTGCGACGGTCGAGGAAAAAGGCGATCCGCGGCAGGCAAGTATGTTCGATGCAGAAGGAGAGACGGCGTCGCAGCTTCTCGCGCGCATGGCGGCGAGGCAAGGTAAGGGCGCAGACGGCAGAGCTATTCAGGCTGCGGGAGACCAAGGGCGGCTCGATTTTAATGCACCGGAAGAACCGACGGCACAAGTACAGCGTGACGAAGCTGTGCCGGTAACCGCAACCCCGGCTCCGAGCGCGCCGCAGACAGCCGCGGCGTATCCGATAGAAAACGCGCGCAAAGCCTACACCACCGCCGGAGAGACGAGAGAAAACATCGAATATAGTGCCGACGAGGAGAGCGACGGCAGTTTTTCCGTTTCCAAAATCACCAGCACAAGAGACGAAAACGGAGTCATTGTGGCGACGCGCCGCGAAGTCATAGAAAATGGACTTGACGAGCGAGAGGCAGAGGAACTGCGCACGAGATTGCAGGCAGAAAAAGCAACGCCACCCCCGACCTCACAGCAGGCAACAAATCGCCGCGCCGACGATAAAGACGCGAGTGCGCCGGCTGCGCCTGCACCTCTGGCATCGGAGCCTGCGCCCCCGCAAATGCGCCTTGCCGCGCGCGTATTCGATATGCTTAAAAAGGGCGAGAAGATAAAAGATAATGTTGCGTTTGCCCGCATGGCGGACGAAGCATGGGGCGGAACTCAGGCGCAGGGGGCCTATGATATGTCTCAGGCATACGACGCACTAGAAATGGGCGTCAATATGTATATCAGAGACAAGCAGATTGTCCCCTCGCGCTATGCGACAGCCGCCTCTATCAAAAAGAGCGTAGCGGCTCTTAAAGAGCAGGTCATGGACAAACTGCCTACAATGAGCAACCGCAGCGAGCGTAAGATGCAGTTCCAGCAGTTCTCCACGCCGCCGAATTACTCCGCCGTGGCCAACTGGCTTCTCGGAACGAAAGAGGGCGACGTGGTGTTG